GACGGAGTAAAGCTTGTCGTGAGAAGTCAGCAGAGGTCATAGTACCCAAGACACGGGCTGTCTATAGGGAAGGACTGAATCGTGCAGTGCAACAGTAAATGACTGCTACCTTGAGAGTCTTTTGTAGTCAGATGTCCGAAAAGGAACTCTCTATTCACACGATAGGACGGAATCCGACAATAGAATAGAAGTGACGTATCTCGAAGGGATGGCTGAAAACAACTTGCCACACATCGTGGGATGAGAAAGCACGAAACCGCCGTATGCGGAACCGCACGTACGGTGGTGTGGGATGTCGGTAAATGTGAAAATAGGAGGCAAATGCCTTTTATAATTAGCATTTACCTCCTACCCAATTGTTTACACAGAAACCGATAAATCCTTATAAACCTTGATAAATCTGCTTAACTTTGCCTTAAACATTAATTAAAAGCGAATAAACATGGTTAAAAGGAAAAATAAACAACTTAACGAGTTAGGCACAAAGGAAGTTATCAACATAATGTGCCTGGAACTCAATGAAGGTCAGATTGTAGGCATTCCTAAGAATCCTCGCTACCTTAAAGGCGAAGAACACGACAAGCTAAAAAAGTCGCTTAAAGACTCGCCCGAGCTGTTGCAATACAAGCCACTTATGGTATACGCAATGGAGGGCGGCAAGTTTGTTGTTATTTGCGGCAACATGCGCTTGCGTATCTGCCAAGAACTGCACAATGAAGGTGTAGAAGGTTTTGACGCGCTGCCTTGCTTTGAACTCAACAAGGACGTGCCTATTGCCAAAATCAAGGAGTATGCTATCAAAGATAACGTTCAAGCTGGTAATTGGGATTGGGAAGAGCTTGCCAACGGAGATTGGGAAGTAGAGGATTTGCAGGAATGGGGAGTCGATTGCTCGTTCTTGACCGACACGGAGCCAGTCGAAGAAATGCCAGAGCGCAAAGAAACGGAAGACGACGCATACGATGAGGACGAGCATGAGATTGAAGCGAAATGTAAGCTCGGGGATATTTGGCAGCTCGGCAGGCATAGACTAATGTGTGGTGACTCTACTGACTCATCGCAAGTTGCTAAACTACTCGGGGGAACAAACATCCAACTCTATTTGACAGACCCACCGTATAATGTGGCTTACGGTTATGACTTCGCAGAAACAGAAGGACAACGCAAGGATGGACTGACCGTCTTAAATGACAAAATGGACAACGATAAATTCGAGGAGTTTTTAACAAACGCATTCAACGCTGCCAATGCTAATATGGAGAAAGGCGCTTCGTTCTATATATTCCACAGCGACGGCTACTCCTATTGGTTCAGAAAAGCCCTTATCAACACGGTAGACCTGGAGCCGCGAGAGAATCTGATATGGGTAAAGAACGTTATGGTACTCGGAAGACAAGACTATCAATGGCGACATGAACCTTGTCTGTATGGTTGGAAAAAGGGAGCGAGCCATAATTGGTTCAGTGATAGAAAACAAACGACCGTTATGGAGTTTGACCGACCGACAAAGAGTATCGAACATCCGACCATGAAGCCTATTCCACTTTTCGCATATCTTATCCAGAACTCATCGCAGGAAGGCTGGAATGTCTACGACAGCTTCGGTGGTAGCGGCACGACTATAATGGCGTGCGAACAACTCAACAGAAACGGTTTTTCAATGGAGCTTGACCCTCATTATTGTGATGGGATAATCAACCGTTGGGAAACCTACACAGGCAAAAAGGCTGAAAAAATCAAAGTTTAACTACATAAATTAAAATTAGAAATGATAGAAAAAGTAAACCCACAACACCCCGACAAGGTGGCAGACCGCATTGCAGGTGCTATCGTTGACCTTGCTTACACCAAGCAGGACAGTCCGAAAATAGCCGTTGAAGTCCTTATCGGACATGGCGTAGCTAACGTTATTATTGAAAGTAGCGTAGCTTTCTCTAAAGAAGAAGTTTATACAATCGTGGAGCGCATCACCAATTGTGACAATTTGCGACTGAACCTTGTAGTCAAGCCACAGGACGCGCACCTTGCAAAGAACCAAGATGGTATTATCCGTTGCGGTGACAACGGTATCTTCAAGGGCATGCCCATCACTAACGAAGAGAGGGAGCTGAGCCAAATTGCTCGCGATATATACGAACGCTATCCGTCGGACGGCAAGTACATCTTGGGCGGCGATGAGCTGATAATCTGCCAAAGCAATGCAAATACAGAGGAGCTAAGACAGCTCCACCCTACCGCCATTATCAATCCACTGGGCGACTGGACTGGGGGCACTGATGTTGACAGCGGAGCGACGAACCGCAAGCTCGGCTCTGACATGGCCCAGTCGGTAACGGGTGGCGGACTGCACGGAAAAGACCTATCGAAGGCAGATGTCTCGGTTAATATCTACGCTTTTCTAAAGGCACAAAAAGAACAAAAGCCTGTGGAGTTGTTTTGCGCTATCGGTGACGAAACCGTCGACGGCAAGCCATACTCCGAGATTGTGGAGATAGCAAAAGAATACATCAACAAGGTCGGTGGCTTCGAGAAGTTTGCCGAGTGGGGATTGTTCTAAAGCTTCAAAAAAACAAAAAATATGGAACAAAATATCAAACAATTATAAGTATCATTATCTGAGTCATTATCACAATAAGGCAGCACATGTATATGTTTGCTTGGCAAATGGTGAGTTGGCAGGATTTTGCTCCATACTTCCTTTCCCACACCCAAAATTAAAAAATGCGAGGAAAGAACATAGAGTTGTCGTTTTACCAGATTATCAAGGTGTTGGTATAGGAAGACACATGACAGATGCAATAGCTCAAATGTATAAAGACAAAGGGTATACATACCTGTGTACATCAAGCGCACCTGCATTTATACATTCAAGAAGCAAATCTCCTAAGTGGATAGTAACAAGAAAATTGTCGAGAACAGGAAAGGGCAGTAAAACAGGCAAAATACAAAATTCCAAAAACAAGAAATCAACATCATTCAATCGAATGACTGTTTCTTTTAAATACAAAGGTTAATAATGGCAAAAAGCAGTGGAGGTACGAGAAATTATAGAAATAATACCAAGGCCTTAACAACAAGAAGAAAAGAATTTGATGGTCTTATGCTCTCTGGATTTTATGACGTTTCGCGCTCCTACTTCGACCCGACAGGCGGATTTGTTGCAACAAACAAAGAGCATAATGAAGTCAAAGATCCTGAGATTGACAAAGAAAAAGAAGCTACATTGTTTCTCGCTAACAAAGGCTACAAAGTGTATCTTGACAGTGAACGTGCCACAATAGAGTTTGAACCTCATAATGATGGACGTATTTACAACATTCCCATGGATATAAAGACCATCAATGAAGCAGGCAAATACACCATCAAAAGGCAGTTGGAAAAGGCAAGCACTCAGAATGTGAAAGCTGTTGTTTTATATCAGAACAATCCTTTGGCTGATAAGAACTATGTAAAAAATCAAATTTATGGAGAAAATGGATTCATACAAAAATCACCAAAAAAAGCTTTAGAAAAAATTGATTGGATTATAGTTGTAGGTTCTAATGGCCATGTTCATAGGCATGACATTAGAAAAGAAAAAGAGGCAAGATTAAATGGTTAGCGGAGGATATGCCTCCCTAACTTGGATTCATCCGCAATATTATTGCCGAAATGGAGCTCCCGCATATCAGGTTACCCCAACAGATAAATCATTGCAAATATAATAATAATAAATCAAACAGCAAAACAAAAAGCATGAATAAAAACAAATAATTATGAGTAGACCCTTACCCATCAGAACAACCATTGAGCGTGCGCTCAACATAAACATTTCATTATCGCTGCCTGCAAAGGACAAAGTGGCGGTAATGGAGTGTTTGCTAACATTGAGCGCAAGTGAAATAAAGCGCATAAACGAGAGCGACAAAGCAACCGCTTTTGTTAGCCTTTGTGCTAATATACTTTGTCGTGGTGAGCTGATGGAGTATATGCAAATTCTCGAAATGTGCCGTAAATCGGCTTTAAACAGCGATAAACGTGCTTAAATGTGCGGTAAACACATAATGAAAGGAAAATATAAGGAGGAAGGAAAATAATATGGCACTATCAAAAAATGAAAGCAAGCGCAAGAAACAACTTGCCAATCTCGAAAAAGGCAAGTTTAAAAAGGGCGAGATTACCAATCCTAAAGGGCGACCGCCTAAACCCAAGACAATGACAACGTTCATTGCAGAAATGAAGGAAAAAGGTTACGAAGTGCCAACAGCACAGACCATAGCCGAGTCTTTTCTATATATAGCAACATTGCCCGAGGATGAGCTTAAAGCCGTTCTTGCTGACAAGACACGTCCTATGATGCAGCGTATTGTTGCGAAGGGTATACTTGACAAGAAAGGCATGGATATACTCGAGCGTGTCGTTGACAGAGCATACGGCAAAATACAGCGCATTGACCTTACAAGCAAAGGCGAGCAGATTAAGCAAGATCCATTACAAGTGCATGTGGTCACGAATACGGACGAATATAACAAAGTCCTTGCGGAAATACAAAAGGAAAAAGAGCGCAAGGATGCAGAACCTGACAAGACAGCGGAGTAATCATACAAGAAAGGAAAAACATACATGCCACACGTCTTCTTAGGGAAGAACTATTTGAAGGTCAAAGCCGCTAAAGAGGCTGGCTTCACAACGGTCTCTTTGCAAGGAAGCTCACGATCGACCAAGACGTATTCTGTCGTGCAGTTTCTTTGCTTGCTTTGCCATTCCGTTGCTGGCGAGACCGTTTCTATCGTGCGTGGTGGTATGCCTGCTATCAAACGCTCTGTTTACCGTGACTTCAAAGATATCATGCTATCGTTTGGTTGGTGGGATGATAGGTCTATGAATAAGACAGAGTTTGTCTACACCTTCCCAAACGGCTCATGGATAGAATTTTTCTCAACCGATGATGAACAAAAGATGCGTGGTTCAAAACGTAAGACATTGTTTGTCAATGAGGCGAATGAGCTTTCTTTTCTTGAATGGCAACAGCTCCAGATGCGAACATCGGAGTTTTCTATCCTTGACTACAACCCATCTTTCTCAGAAGACCATTGGATAAATCAAGTGAACGAGGAGAAATCCACGTATTGGTTCATTTCGACTTACAAGGATAACCCATTCCTTGAACCCAAAGTTATTGCAGAAATTGAGAGCTTAAAATGGAAAAACCCGAGCCTATGGCGCATCTATGGCCTTGGGTTGCGTTCGATGGTGGAGGGGCTTATCTTCACTAACGTTGTCATAGATGATTACATCCCCGTTGAAGCTAATAGGCATCATTATCGAGGGATGGACTTTGGATATGCGCACGACCCCACCGCTATTGTTGATGTGTATATTTGGGGAGACAATATCTATATTGATGAAGTTTGTTATCAAACGCACATGCTCTCATCAGACATCATTCGTGTGCTCAAAGAAGATAAAAGGAATACTGAGATTATATCCGAGTGTGCCGACCCACGCTTGATAGACGAGATTTATAATGCAAACATCGACATCAAGGCTGTAAAGAAGTTCAATGGTTCTATCGAGGCAGGTATCATGAAGATGCTCGAATATAAGATACATATCACCAAGCGATCAACAAACATACGACGTGAGTTCAATAATTACACGTGGCGACAAGACAAGGAAGGCAAATGGCTAAATGTGCCAATAGATATGTATAACCACGGGATTGATGCTATTCGATACGTCGTAATGTCTAAGGTATTAGGCGATTATGGAAGTGGAATGAGTGCTGGTGAAATCTTAAATCTAATATAATGATTATGGTGAGGATATATGACAAGCGACCAAGAGAAAAGCGCAAACGGTCGCATTATAACAAGAAAGGGATTGCCAAGCAGCCGTTTGATAGTGCGGTCGAAGCGGTGGCGTACATTGAACGGAAAAGGCTTGATGGGTATGTAGCGTATTTCTGTCACGAGTGCGACCATTGGCATATAGGCCGCACAAAATAAAAGCAAGGCAAGTATTCAACCGGCCTTGCCTATATTCATAAGCCAAGATGCTTTACAAGCCAATCGCCAACAAGCATATTTTCGCTTTTAGCGCGCTTTTTTAGTTCGTTCAAGGCATCATGCGGGATGGCGGCATATAACGTCGCCTTGCCAAGTTTTTTGCGGCCAGCGCCTTTTCTCGCGCCACCGCGATGCTCTATTGCCTTTACCATACAATGTCTATGACTTCTTGACAATAAACTTCACTCTATTGCTCTGACGGAAATTCTTGGCGGCGTTGACAACGTTGTTGTCGTCGTCAATCCACATAAGGCAGTTGCCATCCTCGAACACACACTCAGCATCATTCAGTAGCATTGGCAGCTCCTTTTCTGCCTTCTGCCTGTTAAACTCTGCCTGGAACTCGTCAAAGTCGATGATATTGCAAAGCACGATCCTACGCTTACCATCACGAAAGTTGGGCAAATAGTTGTAATTCTGATTCAGGTAGGCCTTCAGGACGTCAATCCGCACCTGTGACGGCTCACCTGTCTCATCAAGCTCGTCGTCGTCGAAAAATTCCTCGTAGCCTGTTCCGTTCTCGGCAGTCCGGATGATGTAGTCGGCGATGGACTCGCTTCCGTTAACGATAAACTCAGCATTGATGTGTTTAGGCGTGTGACCTTCAAGATCCAGCTTCTGCACCGCATCCTCGTAATCATCAACATCTGTGATCTCCTCCAACTCTCCTTGTGTCTCATCGAATAGCTCCTGTGCCATAACTTCATCCTCTACGCAATAAGGATCAGCGTTAAATGTTGCCACGCCATTGATAAAATCTGTCATTTCTACTTTCTTCATAATTCGTTGTTGTTAATGGTTATTTGTTATTTATCTCGGTCACTGACAAGATTGTCATCTTGCCAACAAAGCTCTCTCGGTTTCCCTGAGTCTTGAAAATGCGAGTGTTGCGCTCGGCAATATCTTCTGCCATATCCATTGCATCAAACAAGTCCTTAGCAGATGCCGTGCGAGAAGTAGTGTAAGCCTCGCTCCAAGGAAAAAGCTGTCTTTCGAATGTAATATTAAAAGTCTTCATAATTGTATTCTTTTTATTTAACAATCGCAAAATTAATGGTATTTTTTTGAAATATGCAAGCGTTTTTCAAAAAAAACATTTAGATCAAGAGGTTGTTTTAATATTTTTTTAAGATTAGCAATTTGTTTACACGTAAACGCCATGAAATCTTATATTGCGTTAGCATTCAGCTACTTTTGTGCTAAACACTTTTGATATGAGAGCAATAGAAGAAATAGTATTGAGCGTTAACGCGGATGATGTGCATCGCTTATTGACAGCGAAAAAACAAGGGTTTCGCTCACCCTTGCAAACATTGCATGAACAATGGGAGCCATCTTTACATAAAATATTCAACGAGAAATTCCGTCCTAAGAAAAAGATTAAAGTACCAACAGGTCAGAATGATCCGATTACAGGCAAACCGCTCTACAAGAATAAAACGGTAGAGGTTGTGCGTATCGCAATCCCTATGCAAAAATCCATCGTGAATCTCGTCGTTGGCTTTTTGATGATGAATGCTGTCACCTATAAAGCTACATCGCATGGCGTTGATGTGAAGAAACTGGATAGTAAGCAACAGCAACTCTTTGACGCTATCAACCACTGCTACCATGATAATAAAATGCGCTACTTCGACAAACGCCTTGCACGCACAGTGATGAGCGAATGTGAAGCTGCTGAGCTATGGTATCAGCCCTCGGATGCTGAGGGCAAGCTAAGAGGCGATATAAAAGTGATGCTGCTTTCCCCTTCGCGAGGCGATAAGCTATACCCACATTTCGACGATTATCATGTCATGGACGGCTTCGCACGCGAATATTACACTTACGATGAGCTCGGAACATCAGAGTTGCATTTTGACGTATACACAAATACGATGTGTTATCAGCATGTCAATGATAAGGGTAGCGGATGGAAGCTGAGAGCATCAGGCCTTCATGGTTTTACAAAAGTGCCTATCGTTTATTATAGGCAGGATCAGGCCGAATGGGAAGATGTGCAATGGGCCATTGAGCGCGTTGAGACCTGTATATCCAACTGGGGCGACACGAACGACTACTTCGGTACGCCTAAATACTTTGTCAAGGGCCGCCTTGAAGGATTCGCCGAGAAAGGCGAGCAAGGCACAGTTTTCCTAGGAGGAGATCAGGCCGACATGCGTGTGCTTTCATGGGACAGATCGCCTGAGAGCGTTAAGGGAGAGATTGCTTATCTGTTCAATATCATATATTCATTCACCTCAACGGCTGACATCAGCTTTGAGAACATGAAGACGTTAGGTAGCAATACCTCGGGTGCAGCTATTCGTCTGATGTTCACCGCCCCGTACATGAAAGCCGATGCAAAGACAGAAATGTTCGGTGAAATGTTCACACGCCGTAGCAATATTGTGGCAAACGCTATTTGTCATGCTGGAGCTTATGTTAAAGGTATCAGCGAAGATGTAGCAAGGAACATTGATTTCGAACCTGTCTTTAAGCCATACTTGCCCAAGAATGATGTGGAGCTCTTGCAACTCATCACTTCTTCGAATGGCGGCAAGCAATCAACGTCAAATCGTCGAGCCATTGAACTAAATCCTCTCAACGACGACCCAGATAAGATCGAGGAAGAAATGAAAGAGGAGCAACAAGAAAGTCTTGCGCAAGCGGCAGCACTTTCAGGACTCGGCAGCAGTGCATCAGGTAGTCAATCCGCATCAAGCGAAGAGGAGGAGGAATAGTTATGGCAAAAAACAGCGGAGGCACAAGAACAAAGTACCCATCAAAAGGGTCACTAAGTAACCAGATTAAGAAGATAGACAGCTTGTATGCAGATGGTTTTTCTAATGAAAAGGTCTTTATTAAATTAAAGAATATTACAGAGCAAACCGATTTTCTTAAAATAGAAAAGCAAATAACAAACTCAAAAGATTTATATGACATAAACCACGACAAAGTTGTTAGTGCAATCCAAAAAAACGGTTATACTGTCAATGCGGATGTGGATAAACTAATTTCTGTTCAGAACTATCTCAATAAAGAACAGGTCGCAAAATATATGTCGAAAGAGAATTACGACGGCATAGTGGGCTTTGGTATTTCTGGCACAAATAAGGTTATCTTGGTCGACGGAAATCACAGAGCTGCGGCTGCAAAGATTAATGGCAAGAATACCGTACCTGTTAAGATACTAATGGTCTCAAATGAAAAATTCTTTAAATCGACCAGGAAATCGAAGTAATGGCTTTAACGTCTAAAAAGGAAAAGGAGCAGCTAAACTTGCTATTTGCCGTCTACAATAAGCGGTTGGGCAGATTATACAGCGATTATGTCAAGAAGCTCACTTCTCTTGGCTATGGAGAAGATGTGCTCGAAAGTGATGCACTTTTCAACTTTGACAACTTTCCGCAGTTCAAAGCTCGGCTCGATGATATTTTCAACGATTATTACCAAAACAGCATCTTGTGTTACAAGAGTGGCATCACAGATGGCGTAGCATTGGCGTACAACCACGACAACGCCGATCTTGGGGCGTTTTCTATCCTATCTGATAAAGCATTAAGGCAAGCAAGAATAACCGCCGCAGAAACATTTATTTCCAACCGATTAAAAGCAAAACTTGGTCTTAATCTTGCTCAGACAGTGTGGAATTACTGCTCACAGACTAAAGGCGAGTTTGAAATGGCGATGAGCAATGTAATCGCAGATGGCCTAAAACAAGGAACGTCAGCCGAAGAGTTAGGGAAAGCCTTGCGTCGATACCTTAACAACCCTGATATGATGTATCGCCGTTATCATACCATTAAGGTACAAAAGAACGGGCAGAAGAAAGATGTCGTCACCTGGCGCAGGCGTAGAATCATTGATGGCAAGGTGCGCTTCGTTGAAGAGCCATTAGAGAAAGTGGGAATGGGCGTTTATCGCTCGGCAAGGAAAAACGCCCTCAGAGTCGCAAGGACAGAAATTAATGCCGCATATCATAAGGCGCGAAATGATAGGTGGGGCAAAGAGCCTTTCGTTATCGGACAATATATCCATACGTCTCCGCAGCATCCTCATGAAGATATTTGTGACGACTTAGAAGGGCGATACCCCAAGGATTTTGATTGGGAAGGTTGGCATCCACAATGCATGTGTTCCTCCTACCCTATCATGATTGATGGCGAAGAAAAAAAACAGTTCTACAAGCGCTTGATGGCAGGAGAGGATATGACCAACTATGTGTCGCCATTTGCTGTGACCGATGTGCCAGATGCTTACAAACAGTATATACAAGAAAATGCTGCCGCTATTGTGAAAGCTGGCGAGCGTGGAAAATTGGCATGGCATCTGCGTAACAATACGAAATACTGGGCAGGGCTGATGAACGCCGATGAGCTTAAGCGCATGGGAATATCATCCATTTCTCCACGTGAAGCTATACTCGCCAAAGCAAAGCTCAGGCACGAACAACGAACCGAAGAGCAGAAAAGCAAAATACAGAGCAAATGGGATAAGCACCGCCGTGATTACTACAACTCACTTGTCGACAAGGTGACTGGCGGCAAGTATGTCGGAGACATCAAAAGTGCAGATTTATACGATAGGTATTATGCGATCCGTCAGGCTATCAAAGAAAAGAAGAACTCTGATGAGATCATGAGCATTTTTGATCGCTTCAAACAGGGTTATCAAACGAAGATGAGCTGGCTTGACCGCAAGGTAGCAACAAACATGATAAAGACGGCTGCTAAATATGGCGAAGCTGATGCTTCAGCCGTACAAGCAGCACTTGATGTTGCGGATTATGCGAAAGCAAGGGAACAGGCCAAGTTGTTAGCAAAGCAGATTCATGATATACGTATTGATGAAGAAATGCTTTCTGTCTTGATACCTGACGTAAACAAATGGCATCATCAGTTCACATCTAAGCAGTTACATGATGTGTATGACGCTGTTGAAAGCAAGCTCGCACAGTGGCAAGGCCTCACGTTGGAGAAGCAAGCGGCTAAGTTGAAATTCGAAGCATACGACTTCTTAGGAGGTAATTTGCATGGTGTGCAGCAAAAATACTCCACTTGGCAGGTATCACAGGCTGCTTATCTTAAGAAACTTGCAACAGTTAACGATGCAATAGATTGGTCTAATATTGCTATCGCATGGAATGATGTCAAGACATACAACACCCAGAGCAAGGCTTATCACAAGATTATCTTCGATCTAAAAAATGCTATCATAGCACAAGATAAAAACCTTGCGAAGCAACTTCTATCTGATGCCGAAGCGAAGAAGCAGCAATTGATAAATCTCAAAGCCAAGAGAGGTATAAAAAACAATAGTTCTATTCCTTTCGATGCAAATGCCTACTCACAAAAAAGAAAGGATGCTGCTATTTGGTGTAAATCGCCAACCGAGAGCCATAACTTATTTGATGCCGAGAGTAATGCTTTCTGGAATAATATCATGACACAAGAAGAACATGTTGGTTGCAAGGCATACACTGGAGGTAGTGGCCACATGAATAGACCTTTGCGTGGATATGATGGTAACTGGGGATGGTCTCATTATAAAGGAGTTGGGAATGTACCTTTAGATAGGGAATATGGCGAAGATCATATAAAAGCACTTTATTCTGCACTTGAAAAGAGTATAACCCAAAAAGACATGTGGCTACAACGCGGTAACGAAAGTTGGGAAGGAGTTGAAGGCTTCTTTGGTGTGAAAGGTTTATCAAAGTCAGACTTACAAAAGTTTGTTGGGAAAGAGGTTACCGATTGGAGTTTTTGCTCTTGCGGAACAGCAAAAGGTACAGGATTTAATGGTACGATATTCAATATCTATTGTCCGAGAGGAACAAAAGCGTTTTATGCTTCTCCCCATTCTCAATTCTATTCAGAAAACGAGACTATCCTACAGCTTGGAACTAGGTTTAGAATAACCAAAGTTGAAGTGACACCATACGGAAAAGTATATATAGATATGGAGGTTATTGGATATGATAAGCATCCATTGTTATGAAAGAAAAGGAAGTGATTTCTCACTCCTTTTCTTGTTTGTATTGATTTGTGTACCACTCTTTGAAGCCATCATTAGTTTGCATCCAGTGTGTATAACGATTGAATAAGAGGGCTTTCAATGTAATAGGGACACCGTCATCGTTTTTAAACAAACTGAGGCCAGCACGCATATAATCATCAAGCCAATTTCTAACCATATTAAAGCTTTCACTATCTTCTTTTGGGTTTTCTGATAGCTTTACCCACTTCTTTTCGTACTCCCAAAATAACACATTTATCTCTTTCGGTTTCTCTGTTTCGCCTTTATAATAGCGGCAGAACGGAATCAAGTCTTTTGCTTTTGTTGTCATGAATGTAGTTTATCAATTGTTAAAGGCAAAAGTAATCATTTTTTAGGAACGCCACTAATATTTTTGCTCAATTTTGCGTTTAGTATAAAACTCTCAACACAAACCATTGCCAGAATATTGTTAAATGCGGTTTCCTTCGCGTCTAACACGATCTTTCTTTGCATCTATACAAATTCCTTAAGGGCAAGGTGATACACGTCATACATCAAACGTATTACATAAACTACGGCTATCCCTTCCACATGGAACGTTGGATAAGGTTGATCCTCTTGAATAATGTCGTTGATCGCCCATTGGGGATATTTGCTTTCATATACTTTCAAGGCGTTCAAGAGCGCGTCCAGCTTCTGCTCGCCGAATACGCTCTTTATCTTCTCTTGATTTCTCAATACGAAACGCGCCATAGGCTAATCGCACTTTATGATCTTGTATTCAGAGGTCAGCTCCACATTACCAAAGAACAATGACTTAACATAGGTCTCACTACCTTTCTTGTCAACCTCGCCACCGTTCTGGCAATCATGGTTCGCTAAGTATTTCTTCAAGGCATTTCTTGCCATTGCAACACTCTTAAATGCTTTGTGAAGAACGTCCTTCTCTCGGTGTACTACCACACGACGATTGTTTGTATTCAACTCTCGTCTATAAATTGTAAGATTTACCTTATACATAATTTCTAATGTTTATCTTTCAACTTCAAAAAGATACTGCTTTTCGCCATCCTCGCCAAGGATAAGCACGACATCAGGCTCACTACGAAACATGCTTTTTCGGAAGGTGCAAAAATACCAATGGCGGCGTTTTAACTTTCCTTTCAGTACGACAAGTTGTAAACCGTATGTCTTTGGTGCGTCAAGATAGGTAGATCCTTGGAACATATTTGAGCGGTGCACCTCTTGTAAAACTTCAAATGCCCTCATGATGATTAATTATCTGAGACAACATGTGGCGCGTGGTCTCCATGATGTCGATGAACATTTCCTCGTCTTTCACAAGGCTCTTGATAGCGATTCCAACAGCTACTTGCTCTTTGGAAGATAAAAGCGCCGTAGCGGCCATGGTTGACGCAAAATCGAATACGTCTAATGTGACTGTTTTTTCTTTCATATTTTGTCGATTTAGATTAGATGTCATTTGTCTTCTCTCTCTGTTTCATGATCAGATCGCAATTACTTCGATACCTTTCTTTGGATGCTTCGTTGCTCTATCCAAGCTTATCTTACCATTGAACACTCCCTTCACCAGAGCGTAGAATGTAGTGCGCTTGATGCAACCGTCTTCTGTCACAGGTATCTTTCCGCAGCGCTCGCAGGTTGCGCCATTATCCGTAAGGATGGTATTGATTTCCATAGGACCGAAATAAGACTCTTCGTAACGCTGTTGAACGACCTTACCGCTGACCATTACCTGATCGCCTCTTCGTATTGTGACTTTGGGCTTTAGGCTATCCTCGTAACCCTTGACAAGAAAGAAAGCATATACATCTTGATCCTGATAGCAGTAGAAGTTCCAAGCTACGGCAAGCATCCCATTCTCAAAATCTGTCGTAGGCTTAATCTTCTCGCCAAACTCGCACACGGCCTTTACGTATGCCTCGTCAATAACTATCTTTCCGCTTGCAAGGATAGTATCGATGCCGTTGAGAGTTTCAGAGCGGAAATAGGTGAAGCCCTGCTTCGTTCCCTTCTTGTAGATAGGGCAAATATCATACTGAGCTTTCGCTGCCATGATAAGCTCGGCTTTAACGATAGCATTCTTATAGCTTGAATCCTTTGCGCCGCCCCATGTCTGTATATCGCCAAACTCATCATCGGTAGCATAGTTGATTCTATAATCATAAATTTCATAGAGCTTTCGTGTGAAATCAGACAAGAAAGCAAAACTCTTCAGGCCGAATTTCTTTATACATTCGCAACCAACTTGCAACTCCTCGCCTGTCTTTACATTCTCAATCACGTAAGAATTCTTGCACCAGTGGCCGCAGTAGTCGCACTTGTTGTAATCTACTCCGTGCTTCGGGTTCTTGAAGACAACTTCCTTTGTTGGATCCGCAGGAGTAAATGCGTAATCTTTGTAGGTCGCAATTAATCGCCAATCACTCTCGTCAGGCATATTAATCGTAAGGTCGCAAACCTCGTGAAAGGCCTTTGTGCGATATCCGCGTGTACCATCCTCTTTAATGACCGGATGGTAGAAAAGTTTTTGGAAAGGCTCGCCTATTGAGTAAGAAAAACCTTCAACATTCTTTTGGGTCTTGTCTGCGAACTTCTTAAATGCCGCAACTGACTCAGATGGGATAAATGTGTTAATTGTCTCCATGATTATATCTCCTATATAAGTGGGGCGGATTGCTCCGCTCCATTCTATTGTTACTTCTCCCTGGCCCACTTTTCAAAGGCATCACTGAACTCGCTTTTAATAAAAGCATGTCACCCGTTCCCTTGCCCCACCAGTCGGAACAATGAGTAAGGAAGGTGCCCATGCTGTCGACGACGCAGAGCTTCTTGTAGATCGAGCGGAACATCGCTGAGATCTTCCTGCCGTTAAAGTGTCCCGCCTTCTTCGCATCGTTGGTGCAATACCCATCGCTACCAAATGTTTCCACTTCTCCTTCGTTGTTGACGAATTCCATGTCAGTGTCTCCCCAGAAGCCAAAATTGATAGTGTCTTTGAGGAGTTGCTTCTGCTCATCTGTGAGTTGGCTTAAAAGCTCGTTTACGTTGATTGCTGTCATAATTGTATTCTGTTATTAATTATGTCGCAAAATTAATACTTTATATTCATATAAACATCTGTAACGCATAGTTTCTATTAGTTTTTAATACTTATTAAAGAATATATTAAATTATATAAAATATAATAGTATGTAATTGGTTTGTATTACCTTTGCAAAAAGGCAACTAACATGAAACAGATTTATCATTGCACATCTAAGGAACTCTACGAGCTTGCAAGCCAATACTCGAAGCTTGGAGTAATGAGCAGGGTGATCCAGTGCTATGAGCGATTGCTATGGCTTGGCAAATTGCATCAGCGCGGTTATCTCCGTCTCGCTTTGACATATACCAAACAAGGTAAAGATAACGCAGCAGAGCGCATTTATAACAGGTATATCGCAATTTATAAATAACTTATTAATATATAAAAGATACGTATATGAAGAAAGTGATTTTGTTTTTCGCTTTTATTCTCTTTTCTATGGGAATGATTGCGCAAAGTCTTAATTGTAAATTAGGAACAAAAATAGAAAAGACAACAACATATCGTGACGGAAAGTATCGTGATAGTTTTGTTTTCTCTGTGTACCCTACAGAGAAGATACATATAAGAATGTTTTCTTTTGAGATCAAAGAAGCTGACACAAAGAGGTCTCTATATCTTTTGGAGAAATATACTTTTGGGTTGCAATACGGATCGGCTTGTGCTCTTGGGTACACTTGCGAGGATGGTGTTGAATCAATATACATGAGTGACAAAAAGCAGTGGATTATTACTTTGAAATATATCAATACAGATGACAACAAAGAATACGAGAAGAATTTCATAACACCACTCAAAAGCACCTTATCTCAAGTCGAGCTGCAAGATTATAATGAAGAAACAAACGGCATACAGCATATAAGACACAATGTAAAGAATAAAGATGTAATCTTTGATATTGAAGGAAGAAGAGCAAAGGGTGGACAGAAAGGCATAATTATAAAGAACGGAAAGAAGTTTGTACAATGAAAGAAATAGACCGCATTAACGTACACCCTTTAAAGGAAATCTTCGATGGGGAGGCTTCTGGCTTCACTCCTTGGCTTACAAAGAATATTGGGGTACTGGCCGAAAAGCTTTGTATCAATATATCAGAGGCAGAGAAAGAGCATAAGCTGGAGACTATGAAGGTTGATATAACAGCCAAGGTAGGTGATGACGGCGAGAAAAGCATAATCATAGAAAACCAGTTCGGCGATAGCGATTCAGACCATCTTGGAAAGGTGATTACGTATGCCGCTCATCATCATGCCGACTATGCTGTATGGATAGTCGAGAAAGCGAGAGCAGAACACATCAGTGCCATTCAGATGCTGAACGATTCAACTATACAATGCAACTTCTTTCTTGTAGAGGTTACGGCTGTAAGTATTGGAGATTCAAAGCCTGCACTTCTATTTGATATTGTATGCCAACCACCTTATGAAAAGAATGAAGCTTCGCCGAAATCCGATACCGAACAAAGGCTGATTGATTTTTGGACAGCATTCAATGAATATGCAAGCAAGAATGGAGCGAATTTTCAAAAGATGCCACAGAGCTATCACTGGATGAATATATCAACAGGAACAACAAAGGTACACTATGACCTTTTCATCCGCAGGGGTTCTGTATCTGTCCGTTTATTGCTTGATGGTTCTGACAAAGCTGAGAATAAGAAGCATTATAGAATGATAGAAAAGGATAAGGATTCTATCAATGAGGCTTTCGGCAAGCCGATCCTTCTGTGGAATATAGCAGAGGATAATAAAACAAGCGTAATCTTTGCGACAAACTATGAAAGAGGCGGTTATGAGCAAGACGACTGGAAGCCTATCTTCTCTTGGCTACTTGAAGCCTACAAAAAACTATCAAAGATATTCAAGCCATACATAGAAAAAATAAAGAGTGAGGCATAGTCGCCCCGCTCTTTTCTTGTATACTACTTTGGCGTACCTAAGTAATCGTTATATCGCCTCGCTGCCATCAATCACATTCTGATAGACCTTGCCGCCCAAGATACTACCGAAAGCCTTAACGGCGTTACCCATATTCTCAGCGAAGGCCTCGGCTTCCTTCGAATCCTCGATGCCCTCGCTTGTGAAGTATGTAAGAGCCTTCTCCTGAATGGCGATAACCTCCTTCAAAAGATTGATGCACCGCACGGTCTTGCCGCTTACTGAATACTGAGTTTGATTATCTTTGTTCTCCATGATTACTTTCTCCTTGTCGATTAATGGTTAGACTGATTGTTTGCGCTTTGGGCAGCCTGATCGCCATTTATCTCGGCAATGGCTGCCTTCATGTTAAAGTTGTTGTTGAATAAGGCAAGAATAAAACGCTTGCCACGTTGATTCCACACAAGGGTCACATTAGTGCTTGGTTGGCCATTAGCCTTGAAAAAGGTGTATGTGCGGGTGCTTGCAAGCTTCCAGCCGCGGAAGATGCCTTTCAGGTGCCAAGAACCAGATTGAAAGTATTGAATGCCAGCGTTGGCGAGTTGCCGGTTGAGTGCTCTTGCGCTGATGCCAAGGTCGTCAGCGACCTGTGTGGTGGTAAGGCAATCCGTTGATGCAAGTGTATCATCGTAATACTTTACCTTTGGCGCGGCAACAGTCAATTCCTTCTGCTGAATGCCTATTGTCTGTGCCTGCTGCTCGGTCTGAGCTTCAAGCTCACGAACCCGTTGCTCGTTCCGCTTCAATGTCTCATCCGCGATCTTCAAAGCACGTGCCATGATGGCCTCAGGGGTATCGTTGACCGAAGATGCGATGTAGCCGCCCTTCGTGCGGATCTCATGAAGAATCTGCTTAACACCCTTCTTGAACTGCTTGGCCGCAGGTTTGCGTGATTGCATAAGCACCTCATACAGACCATCCTCAGTTAAAAACCAAGTGTCACCTTGTAAGCTGCCTAGGTTAAACCTATGCACCTCGTCTACATCCACCCTTTTTACAAGGTCTGGAACGTTCTTAATTGCAAGCCAAGACGCAACATCTTTTGCCCGAAACAAAGGGTGCTCTATTGAGCCCCAGACGTCAATCTCCTTATCAAGGAAGGTTGACTTGTTGATAATTCTGATTTCGTTCATTGTACTATGATTTTTGAACATTAAAAACTTGTGGGGTTGATACAACTAAAAACGTGCACCGCTTTACCCCTTTGTTCAATGCCTCATAGTGGAAAGCACGGATGCATCATTACAATACACCCAAGGGGAGCGATACACGTATATCGTATCTCGTTAAGAAGCGAGCATAATAAATGCTCCACCTGTATTTGTATGGCAGAGCTTCTAACCTCGCCACTATGATTTTTTGAACACCGCAAATTTAAATAGACTTTTACGATGAGCAAAATATTTTCGTGGATTTTTTTTGAAAGTAATAAACATTATTATGTAATTAAAGCTATCTATTATTAAAAGTAATAGAAAACCAGAGAAACACTAAGCGCTATTACCGCTCCTGTTTCTTTGCCACAAGCCTACTCTTCGTAAATCTTTGCTCATACAAGCGTCCTGTTTCATCGCTTTTGGTTTGGAAAACGATTGTTTTGGCCGTCTCCTTTACGATGCCTGTTATGGTTGACGTGTAGCCATAATTCCAAATGAGAACGTCTCCTATTTTTAGTGTTCCTGCCTGAACAGCAGGTTTCTCGCCAATTCCTTGTAAATGTATATATGCCATAATTGTGTACGTTTGATGTGTTTCAGGTACAATCAGGTATTTTCAGGTACTTTGATTACTTTTTGGGTTCACAGTAGCCATCTTCCTTATGGAAATTGTATCTGGCCTTATCCTCTTCGGGTAAGTTGTAGTAAGCTTCTATGCGCGCATCCGTTACATTCTTCATGTCATATAGCCGCTTCATGATTTCGGACCATATAGCAATGACTTCTTTGTTGTTTACGATGTTATCAGTAAACTTATCGGCTTCGTCTTGCATGTAGGCGTTGAGCAGATCGTCTGCTGCCTTGAATGCCCTATCAGCACGAAACCGCCGATATCCATCCTCGAGTTGAATACTAAACCTGCGATTGATAGCGCTTAGCACATGGCCGTAGGTGTCGTTAACCTGTTGCACAAGGTTCTGAATCATGATGATATAGGAGCAGATAAAAGGATTCCGCTTGCATTTGAGGTTGCGCAACTTGCTTTCGATAATCTTGCGTAGTTTCTCTATTAAGTCGGCTACTTTATCATACAAGACACTTGAATACTCGTTGTAGTACTCCTCGTTCATATGCGCCTCATAGATGCGCATAGTACTACGGACAGCCTTTTGCAACTCGGCAAAATTGTGCTTAACGGCAAAACGCAACACGCCTTTCTTTTTTAAGACATCCGCAGCAAGTATTATGAAATTGTCGGCGATAACATACTCCATGTAGCATGTCTGGCACAACATAGAATATGTGTAATCGAGTGCTTGTTGCACTTCTTTGGTGTTCATAGAACGAGGGGCAGCGATTCGGGAATAAACCCCTGCCACCTCAATCTCCAAGTAACGTTTCTCAATGGAAAGAGAAGTAATGTTATTCATTTTTAGATACTGTTTGATTTTGCAAATCTCCGAGAGCTTTGGTAAATCTCTCATTCTTACTCAAGCGCTCTATGATTTCTTTCATAGAGTTTGCGTAGAAACTGCCATCAGCTCGCTGCCAGCCTTTGTCTACCTTCACGAGATAATTGGCCTCTGCTCTGTCGAGCTGAATATTTTGGTCAACATCAAAGTACGTCCGCTTTTGTATGACTATACGCATAGAACGGTCGTTGCTTTCAAGCTCGTACCCATTAGCTAACTTGGCGGCGTAAGGCATTTCGCTTGTTGCTCCAAAGGCGTAATTCTTTTCGTCCATTACAACACCTCCACGAATCTTTCGCCTGTATAATCATCAGCGGTTAAGATGATCTCCTCATTGTCTAACATAGCATGCGTTACGTTTCGCGCATCTTTATAGGATGCGGCTTCAATGACCACATCTTTGGCTAATATTTCTTCTATATGAACTTTGTATTTCATAGCGAATATGATAGTTTGTTATGTGAAAGAAACCTCCGAATAACTTTCGTTCTTGCCATAGACGACATCGATATCGAAATACTTGGTGAGTCTAAACCCATAGACCCAACCAGTCCAAAGATTTCTCAGCTTTTCAGCGACTCTGATAGCTTCATCGGCGTATTCCTTAGCGTTGCCTTTAAACGGATGAGAGCCAATGTATGAATAGCCGTTATCATGTACCAGCTTGAACACCTGCCCAGAGGGAAGCTCGTACTTGCAAAACTCATCGTAGGAAAGGACATTCCCATCGATTACAAAATTTATCTTCTTATAGTCGATGAAAGAAAAATTCCCTCTGTCGTTGATAGTCAGATTGCATCGTCTAAGGAGATCCAACATTTGTTCTTCTTCGCTCTTGTCGAGTATACGATAGTCCTCAAAAGAAAACTTGTAGGGATGTCTTTGCGGCACATTATCAATAACGGCAAGGAATGAGGAAATAGACGAGAATGACCCTGCCTTGGATTTTCCTACGCTCTCCAAAAAGCTTTTGCTCTCGTATCTACCTAAATAAAGGTAAGCTAAAGGATATACCTCGTTAAATGGTACGTATATGTTCTTGAATTCTACAAACATGATTCTTAATGATTAGTATTCTATGCGATTTTATTAAGCTCATCACACATATCTTCCGATACGATTACCAGATGGTTATAGTCAGATGATTTGGCTTGCTTCATATACTCGTTTACCTCGTCTGTTGTCTTTCCACACTCCTTCATGATACGTACTACATATCCCATGATGGCATAAGCGTTGCCATCGACCCCAACTAATGAGTACATACAGCCTCCTTCTTCAATTCTTGTTTGTAGAAAAGTGCCGTCTCAATAATGTCGTTGTAGAACCACTGCCAAGCGACAATTATGTTCTGTTCTTCTGTGTGGTTGCAACCACTCGCCGCAAATCTTGTGGTAGCGGACGCAGAGCCTGTCGAGCGATAAAGCGATCTTCTTGCCATACTCATCGGCCAGCTCGTCATAGTTGACATCTTTGCCTGAAAGCAAACGTCTTGCCAAACGCTCAGCCGTGTCGTGCCATAGGTTGTATATGGCCTTCTCGTTGTTCAGCATCAGATACAGGCTTTCCATATCATCTGTGCGTCTGTACTGGATCATTTCTAAACTTGTCATAGGGTATTTGTTTTTAGTCAATAAAATCACCGAATGTATGAACTTCAACACCTCCTACATGAAAGGGCTTCTTGTCCCAAATATAGCCCATCCAATCGCCATATTCGTGAACGCGGTACATGTGATAGCCAGCCTGACGCAATGCGTCGAATGCTGCCGACATTTCGCAGCCATGTATTCTAACACAACCTTTGGTATCGTGGCGGTTACTAAAACTCGGAGACATCAAGCTGATGTATCTGTTAGCCGGTCGGCATCCATTATGTGAACCGCTGTACGGATGAAACACATTCCAGCAACTTTTAGTAAGAAACGCATCACATAATGCTTGCACTACCTCTGTGCGAATCTCCGTTGGTCGCACATAATCGTTCTGTTGTACTTTTACTTTGATTTCCATGTTCAAGCATGTCAAATTAATAAAGTATGCGCTTAACGTTTTCGCCCAACGGACTGTATGAAGGTGTCGTCTTGTACTTAACGTTTGTTCCAACGTGACATGAACCGAATGTCACTCGGGTTTGCCGTGTATTCTCACGTCTTGTAATTTTACGACTTTACCAAGATTTGTCGGAAGGATAAAGCGCCTCTCTCGCTGCGTTTGGAGTACACCTCTCGATTTCTCGCTTTCAGTCCTTTCTTTGTTTGTGAGGCAGGAAACGGCTCAAAGGGAACTTCTAACCGTAAATCTATAAGACTGCCTGAGGCTAATGATGCCTTTTGGGCCGTTGTCGGTGTTGCTCCGATATGGTTTCTTTCCCCAACGGCAGAATTTTTACAACATGCTGACGAGATAATCAATCTCCTCTTCGCTGAGCGCAATCTTGTTTCTGCGCTTAATCTTGATGGTGTTAGCCATTCCAATTTTTTCCCTTGCAACTCGGAGAGAATTGCCACCCTTTGCTTCTGTCACAAGCAAATCCTCAACGAAATCAAGCATATCCTGATCGTGTGCCTGTTGCTCCTCATGCAACTTCTTTTCAAGCATATCGGCCTTAGTGTTGAATGAGCAACATCTTTCTATTGCAAAGTCGTTGCGGATATTCTCAATCATCTGATCGATATCATCTTGACTGAAAAAATCATTGAAGTAAGTATCGCCCTTCTTCTCACCTCTTAGAGCCATCAAATGCTTAATCTCCTGTTCTTTTGTCATGATTGAATACTTTTGATAGTTAATCCAATGCGTTTAACTTCTCGTTGTAGAGTTTCATGTTATCTTTGAGTTCAGAAAGCATCTTCTTGTTAGAAAGGAGCTCGCCAATAGCCATGTAATACTTCGCCTTCTCGTCCGTGTTAAGAATATCGAAATCACCAGAGGAAGCAATGTTTGTAGTGATCTTCTCATGATCCCATCTTGTCTTCGCGTAGTAAACCAATTCTATTGAGTCGCACCATTTAGGCGATTCAGACAAAGAAAGCGTCAAGATAACATGTGCGCACCCAAAGAATATACTCTTCATGCCCCAAGCTGGAGCAGCTTTCAAAATAGACTTAAACTTAGCCTCGGCCTCGTTCGTAATGTCCTCGAACTGCTGGTCTAATGATTTAGATGTTAATGTTTCCATGTTCGTTGATGTTTAATTGTATTCTTGTTATTAAATATGTCGCAAAATTAATAGTTTATATTCGAACAAACAACTATAACACATAGTTTCTATTAGTTTTTAATATTTATTAATAGTTTCTATGCGTATTTTATTAGTATTGCGCTGTTTTTAACCAGTTGTTCACAGTAAGACAGAAATCAGGCAATGAGCGACAAAGTGAATATTGATGCCCGAGCCGTTCGACGTCAGCTTGAAACTTTTCTTGTAATTTACTTTGGCAACCTTGCTTTGTCTTCACCTCAACAAACAAGACCTTTCTATGGGCTACGATAATGAGATCAGAAAATCCTGCCAATACACCTTCGGCTTTCATGATTTTAGCTTCCAACGAATTACGATAGCCCCCGTTTGGTATGGCCGCGATGATATATTGTGGATATTGCAAGCGAAACCATTGTACCATTTGACGCTGAATCTGAGATTCTATATGCCGTGGTGGTCGACGTTGGTGGCTGGTTTTAGCTTGCAATTTTAGTAACTCATCGTACTTCATACCCACGTCTTGCATTTAAGATTTGAGATATTTTCGTAACGTATAGTGCATTTTTTATTTTGGTAATGACCGTCTTTGGCCATAGCGTTCCAAAGTGCATTTAAGCAGATGCCCAGTGTTTTTTTGCTATACCGCAGATATATCTCGGGGCAGGTTCGGAAAGCCTCTGGCTGCGATCCTTCTTTGTTAAACTTCAAAACCACTACCCTACGTGCCCTCGTGGGCTTTATCATCCTTTTCATCATTTATTCACCTCGCTTTCTATTTGTTTCTGCGATTCGTGGATAAGCAAGTCGAGTATCTTGCCTATGACAGCTTTGTTCTTGATGTCGTAAAAACCAACGGGTGTAGCAAGAGATATGCAAGAAACAAGTCCATTGTTCCGTAATTGCTTGTATTGACCATTAAGCTCTTCTATTGATTGTTTTATCATACTACGCATATTAGTAGCCAAGAAAGCAAAGCATCGCCTCCTTGGCTACGGATGAAATGTATTAAAGTTTAAAAACTACTAATTTTGCCAAAGGCGTTCCCTTGGGGATAATAATGTTGCGCGAACGAGATCCGAAACTCGTCTGTTCTTGAATTTTGGTTTCGTCGTCTATGGATAGCAACACTTTAACTTTATCCATCGTGTGGATAGGAATCAGCCGAGAATGAGATAAGCGATAATCTGTTTCAGTAGGCAAGCCATGTATTGTGTTATCAATTGTTGGCATAACAAGTGCATGATAGCCATCTTTCAAGATGATACCTGTAAGCAACTCCATTACGCCATGCCTTGCTTCGATGTCAGCACTGGCGCAGACAAGGAACGATGAGCTATCAAGTCGTGTAGGCATCACGCCGTAGCTTTCAAGGTCAAACGGAAGTTCGTCTTGACCGCTATTCTTTGCGCTCTCTTGCGAGTTCTCATTCTCTGTAAGCAGATCATTAGCTTGCATGCTTAATGGCCGCTCTGCTGCGTTCTTTCTGGGTCTTGCCATAATTTACTCTTCTTTATTGTTTGACTCCCCTTCCCATTCCGGGTCTAATATTTCAACATCAGGGGAGACATCATGGGAGAACACTTCAATGATCTTGGTTTCTTGCAAAGCTATGACCTCATGACCAAACATTACTGTCCCAAACATTTGTTCTATGTTAGTCAAAGCCGAGCGCATAGAAGATCCTTGCACGAGATAGGTTACAACTGTTCGCTTCTCTTTTTCTGTCTTTTCGTCAAGCGTAATAAATCGAACCTTAGCTTTATACCATTTACTCTCGCCTTCTTTTCCTGAAAAGGAGATTTCACGATAAGCAGCTTGCGCCTCGGATTTAATCTCAAAATCACCAGATATGTTATCTGATAATTTTTTCGTAACAATGCTTTCCGCTTCTGTGAATGACATCGCATCAACCGCATACTTCTCAGTCACCTTTTTAGATGATCCATCCTCCATTGTTTTCTCAAGCCTGATGCCGACTTCAAAAAACATACCTATTCTTGATCTCATACTTAACAGTACTTAGTTAAAATGGAAGGTCGTTGAGGTCGCTCACTTGTGCAAATGGCGCATCGCACGAAGCGGCAGCGTTAAGAGCATCATTATTCATAGGCTTTAAGCCACCAAGAATAGGCATAGCTCTACGTTCTTCGTCCGACATCTGCTCACGCACATCTTTTGGCAAAGACTGCTTAATCATGTGCGTCTCTTCATACTTTGGATTTTGCAATTCCCAAGCAGAGAGGTCAAGATAAACGGCTTTGGCTCTGTTAGTCACATCTTCAGTGCTGACAAACAGATGATTCTCTTCAATAGGGACTACGAAGCAACGCAGTACTTCGCCACGTCCCTGAATTTGCATGACTCCAGCTCTTTTGAGCTTCATCAAATTGATTTTCGCGTTGAAATTTGTCATAATAAAAAATTGTTATAAACAAGGGCTTTATCGTAGGAGTCGAACCCACGTAATGCTCACCTACGAGGCGTTTTGCTGACGCTGTGCCTATCCGATTAACACACTATAGAGGCCATTTAGAAGGGCGGGGCACTAACAGACACCGCTTGCCGATATTCCGCGAGTGCTTTGCCGCCTATCTGTTCAGGAGAGCGGAGTCGAACCGCTTAATGAACCAATACTATTCGCGCCTATCCGATTAACGCGCTATCACCTGATCCGTGAGTATCGCTCGCAGCCTCACGGCTCATAGCGATAACATGATTAAACTTAAATCTACCAACATTTTAAGAAAAAGAAAACCTCAAATAAAAGGCCAACGTCTCACGACGTTTTGAGTGGCCTATACAATTAGAATACAATTACAATATCTGTTGCTGTATGAAATTACTCATTGCAAGGTTTTGCGAGAGTATCATTGGCTGATCGAGCTGCGTAGATTTGTACATATCTGTTGCAGCGTTATACAAGTCCCAAGCAGTCACCTCGTTCTTCTTGGCGTAGGTGAGCATCATCCTCTCGGTGAGCTTACTTATCTGTCCTTGGTTGAGCGGAACAACCTGAATGTTCCGAAAAGACTTGTGTTTCGTCTCGGAGGCCACTCGCAAAGCGGTAAGCATTCCGATGATGGTAAACATTTCTTGTGCGATAATCTTGCGCTGCTTCATGCGCTCAATAGTTTCGTCGTCAGATGCTACAATATCACGCAAGTTGGCAAGCCATGAATCGGCCTTGCCTAATAGCTCGTTGAGCTGATATGATCGCCGACCGCTATTGATATCCGAATACGTGGCGGCATAATTCTCGGCATTGAGCATGCACTGATTGTGGCAGATAACCACGTTCCGGCCGATGCCAAGTTGAATGCCCTTCTGATGGAACGACACTGACATATTTGTTGTTATTGCATCATTGCCTGAACCCGAATCAAGGTCACGCAAACGGATGTTGCAAAACACTCGGCGCAAGATATGCGCCTCTACGGCTCTGTCGCCAATCAACGCCTCCTTCTCGGGGAGTCTTGTTACGCCTGGTGTGTTGCGATCTTTGTTGTTAGCAGCAAACAAGTCGTAGATCTCAGGCTGGTAGCCATAGCGCAGACACTTATCTTGTATCTGACGGATGAGATCGAAGTGGTAGATGCCTTTCAATGGCTGTCCGTTGACATCATTCTCCTTCTCTGTGCGCTCGAGCTGTTCGAGTGTGAGAATCTGAACCTTCGAAGTCTCAAAATCGAGGAACTTGTTAGAGTTGTCGCTCATCAATTTGTTCTCTTCAACTGTGACAGGAGCCTGTACCACAGGGGCGCTTCCCATCAAATTCATTGTCATTGCATTCATAATTGTAATGTATTATATGATTATTAATTAGCCAAAGATGTAGGCAAGCCACGTTGTTACAAACAATAAAGCAAGTGCGACGCTCGCTGAGCCTATCACAAAGGCTGTTTCTTTTATCTCTTCAAGAGACCAATTATTAGGATTTTCCATGTCGTCATTAATATTTATGTCGCAAAATTAATAATATGAATTCATCTAAGCAAATTCACTAATACAGAATTAATATTTATTATTAGTCCATTATTAGTTTTTAAGGTTTGTTAATACAGTATTTCAATTATTCTTTTTAATTTTGCGATCGAAATCTAGAAGGTGATAAGAAGATATGCTCAAGCGTGAGAATTATATATAGAGGTCAGGTAGGGAGTTTTTCTAGATTTCGCTCTCGCTTGGCCTCATTTTATATATGAACGATGATCAAAAACATGAGACACAGCATGGCTAATCAGATGTTCAGGGACAAAAAATTCCTGAAAGCCATCGCGTTGGTCTTACTTTATCACGCCAAAGCAAACAATAATACATGCAATAGATATTCTGTGAATAAGCTCCGCTCTATAACAGGCGCGAGTTCGTCTGCTATACGATCACGCTTGCAAACACTAAAGGAACGCGGACTTGTGAAGATAGAAAGCGGAACACTCGTTTTCATGTCAATTATGTCTAAACACAAAGATCGAAACCAACGATTAGAAAATGTATCATATAAAAACTTAGCAGATGTAGAAAAATCCCTCTATGCTATTTTGATATGCATCCTTCAAAGAAGGAAAGATTTTATCCACCGTGCATTTCTGCTCATGCAAAGCTCGCATGATTTGAAAACAATCAAGTGTGCCAAGCGAATTATAAGGAAGTACGGAAAGGGTGAGAAATATACTGAATTGGGACTGTCGTATCAAAAAATAGCAATCAAGCTCGGTGTGTGCATTAAATCAGCTTTTGATTATGTTAAGTTTGCGATCGTTCGCAAATTCATAGCTTGCGAGAACCATTTTAAGAAGAAATTCTTAAAAGGGGTGAATTTTTATCCTGTACCTGGATTTACTTTCACAACCAAAAACTATGCTTATTTAGTCAAAGCTAACACATATACTGTAATAGATAAAACATCTATACATCATACGCTGGCTGAAGCCAGCTTGTGCCCATCGGCCTCGCATAAAGCTTGGTATATATAGATTATAAAAAACTAAGATTCCCAAAAATGGAACAAAACAAAAGGAAAAAGAACAGAAGACGAACGGCGGTATCATACGATATTCGCGAGTTTATTTATGGGCATACCGAGTATGTCACAGATTGTCCATTCGGTGAATATGGGCGATACACGCATGCGATAAACAAAGTAGGAGCGCTTGAATGTAATAGATGCCCCTATCAGATAAAAAACAACACCGAAGCACAAATCGTTCGTTGCTCCCATGATACAGACAGAAAGGAGGTGATTCATGATTACCATCTGTCTTGACCGCCATGAATTCCTCTATGCTATCGAGGGATTCGCAAGGGGCTCACACCTCCGTCAATACGTCTGGCAGGATATTGTGTGGAAGAGCATTCCACAGATGAGCGACGACGATATGGACTTTCTCTGGTATTTCATGCGTCGTAACCTCTGGGAGTGCTATTTCAACAATATCAGAGGCGAGCTGCACAGGGATGTGGGATGGAAGGATTTTCTCCGCGTCATGGCAGTACTACACCGTGGCAACCGCCATAAGGTCACATTCAAGGCGTTGGACGGGAAGATCCATAGGTCATTGTGCTATATGTTCGGCGGCAAGTATTGCCCCATATACCAACAAGGCTCCTCTAAGAGGAAGATGGAGTTTTTCGCCTCGTACATACCGAGCGAGTGGGTGGTAAGTGTGAAAACTTGCGAGATACCCGAGAACCCTTACATCAACATAGGCGACGAAGACCACTGGCATAATGACCTGTCGCTGTATAGCTCGGAGTCATTGTCGGACGAGCAGTTGAAAACCTGACAATTCTTTCACATTAGCTTAACCAATAATTTTAATAACTATGGGTTGCGATTGTTGCAAGACGGCAACGCCACAATGGTACATGCGTTGCAAGCTGGAGAACGGAGAGAAGGTGGGGAAACGTTACATTGCGCCCTGCGGCTACGTGTACGAGGCCGAGGGTCATGGCTCTAACTACACCCCACCGAAGAAGCGTAAAAAGAAACATAAAAAGTAGATATTATGAGAACCATCAAATTCAAAGGTAAGAGTGTTGATAGTAGTGAGTGGATTGAAGGCTATTACTATAAGGAGTGTGATAATACCTACATCATTAAGGACAGACAGAAAGATTCTATGCTTAATCGTAATGAAGCGGTATTGGTTGCCCCTGATACCGTATGCCAGTTCACGGGACTAACCGACAAGAATGGCAAGGAGATTTACGAGGGTGATATGCTCCGCGTTGGTTCATACCCATGTCTTGTCGTATGGTCCGACTCTGGATGCTTTTTATTATGGCACAATCCTATACACTTTTCCTTAAAAGAAAAGGAAGAACTTTCAAAAATTGATAGTATAAAAACTTTGGGATATATATTGCGCACTTACGCATGTACCGTAGATGGCTCTATCCATGACCCCGAATGGAAGGAGAAGCTGGATATTCAAGAAGATTAACTTAACATAAATTATTATGGAGCAACAAGAAGTGAGAATACCGATTGTCGGTGTGATTGAAGAATCGAGACATAATCCTACGAGCGATCATTGTTTCGTTGACCATTATCCGAATGGTGATGGCATTTATCTCGTAAAGTTCGACGACGGATGTCAACAATTACGTAGTGTGCAAGCCAATAACCAACTTGTTGATGGGAGACAGGGAGTCTGCCATTTCGATTTTCCTCTCCCTTCTCAGGTCATAGCCGAAGGAATCAAGAAGGAGCATGAAGCCACGCTCAAGGACGCTATCGAGTCTTTGCGCACGGATGTCATTCGTGCTGTCAACGCTTGTCACGAGGATATGCTAAGAGAGAACGGGACAATCCTTCGCACGCTCGATGAGCTCAATGAGAGCGGCCAGGCATCAGGCAACGGCATCAGCGAGAAAACCTTGCTCGAAGCGTTGAAGGTGGTATCGGCAGGAAAGCATGATTGAGTATGACAGACAACACTCCATATAGTATATAGATTTGAAAAGAAAATTAAACAAAACATAGAAACAATGAAAACAGAAGACAACAACCGCATGGAGGCGCTTGCCTACATCATCGCCGACCTGAAGGCAGAGAATATGGAGTTGGAGCAGCGTGTGCATCAACTCGTGGACGAATACAACAACGTGGCACATCAGTTGCGAGGAATGGAGAAGCGCAAGGACGACCCTGAAAAGCAGATGCTCGGCAATATGCTCAAGATGCGCGACCATTGCGACAAACTGGAAAGGATGAATGGAGAGCTGGAGCGTTTTGCAAAAGCAATCCATTCCTTTGTGAAGGGCAAAAACCTTTATATGAAAAAAGGAACGTCCTGCGGCTACAGAAAAGGCTGCCCTGCTGTGTGTTCTACGACCTGTATGGAATGTGATTCATGCTTGGCTGTCATTGAAGGCTGCGGCGTGATTTGCCAACGGGCTCTTTTAGGACTGAAATGTAGTAATGTATCACGAAAATATAGAGAACAATGATTAACCCCGAAGACCTTAGAATAGGCGACATTGTGCAGACTAACAAAGACTGCATTTTTCCGAAAGGCACATTGTGCATCGTTACCGATATCCATCCCGACCGACAGTATAATGACAAGAAGGGAACCGTCACTCTGAAGGCTGCCAACGACGAAGACGACGGTCCATGGGGAACATGGTGTAACAACATCGATGGCGTACCCATCACGCCCGAAATCCTTCGCAACAATGGCTTTAAGGAAGATGTTGAGGGCAAGTACTTCACAAGGCCAATCAAAGACAGAAAAGAAAACTATTTTGCCAGATATTTGGCAGTAGAAAGAAACAAATACAATTGGCCAGTGTTCATAAAGCACTTCAACGTGAACGGATATGCCCTTTTGTGTAAAATAAAATACGTTCACGAACTACAGATTATCCTCAAGATAGTGAAATTTAGTCCGGAAATGAAAGTATAGCCACTTTGCCGACCCATTAGGCGACCCTCGCATCGTCTGCTACGACAGCGAGACCAAACGCTCGGCACGACGCGACACAACGGCTGCGAGGCATGGGTTTACGATTGTTGAAGGTGCCGATTAAAACGTAACAAAGCATGATAGAGCTAAACAAGATATACAACGAGGATTGCTTGTCGGGAATGAAGAATATTCCAGACGGGAGCGTGAACTTAGTTGTGACAAGCCCTCCTTACGACAACCTACGCAAATACGGCGGTGTGGGAAGGAGTCTTTGTTTTGAAAAATTCAAAGATGTCGCTTTAGAGATAAAGCGTGTTTTGGCAAAAGGCGGCGTATGTGTTTGGATTGTAAGCGACGGATGCGAAAATGGCAGCGAGTCTGGTACATCCTTTCGACAAGCGTTATATTTCAAAGAGTGTGGGCTTAATCTTTATGATACGATGATTTGGGAAAAGCCATCACCGCAAGCCCCAACAGAAGGACGGTATTATGATGTGTTCGAGTACATGTTTGTTCTATGCAAAGGGAGCAAGCCTACTCATTTGAACCTTATTGCCGACCATGAGAACATTTCTATAGGTTCGGTTTCTACGTGCGAAACAAGGAGTTGCGCAGAGGATAGAAAACAAACAGGAAGGAAGCGGGTCGTGAAAGAACGTTGCAGAAGGTTTAATGTGTGGAAAATCAGCCGTGACCAAAATAAAACAGGACATCCTGCCGTATATCCGTTTCGTCTTGCCCGTGATCATATAATCAGTTGGAGTAACGAAGGTGATACGGTACTTGATCCTTTCATTGGCAGCGGCACCACCGCCATAGCGGCCATCCGAGAGAAGCGCAACTTCATCGGCTTTGAGCTCAACGAGGAGTATTACGACAAGGCTTGCAAGCGCATCCGCTGGGAAATGGCGCAACAAACATTATTCTGATTAACAAAGAGAAAAGAAGGCAGACGATGATTAAAGCAGAAGACTTTAGAATAGGCGCTTGAATCAAAATCAAAACAAGGAAGGATTAGAAGAAGGATTGATAGACGACTTCAACCTATCAACTTCTTCTAAAGCTATTACGAAATTTCACATAAACAGAAAAGCATTGAAAGTGAATAAGGCTCTAATAAGACAAATCCGTTGTAAGCTCTTATCAAACACAACGGATGCCGAGAAAGCGGCTGCACAGAACTGTTTGCTGCTTGGGTATCGTATTGTGCGGCAGCAACCAATTATGACAGGGAGGAAATTATATTTTGCCGATATATATCTTCCTGAAATCAAAACCATTTTAGAGCTTGATGGAGGTTATCATTATACAAAAGACCAAAAACGCAAGGATAACAATCGCTCGTCTGGCATTTGGCGACTTGGTTACCATGTGGTTCGCCTAAGCAATCATAATGCACGAGACATCAATAAGTTAAGAGCTAAGATTAACCTAATAAAAAAGAAGCACGGCCTAAAATAGCAAATTTCTCCAACCACGGTTATTTTGTTTACACAGCGAAGAAAATTCTTCTAAAATTATTAATAGGTATAATTATCTTTGCCGTATAATCATTTAGTAACAAAAACAGAACAACTATGACAATTAAAGAAAAAGTGCTTGCTTCTGCCAAAACGTCATTTGCAAAGTACGGTTTGAAGAAGGACGAACTTTCCAAGTTGGTAGACCAGATTGTTGCAAGTCGTGGCCTAACAGATGAGTCAAAAGAGGAAGATGTTACAGGTGCCATCACGGCTTTCGAGCCTATCGCTGGCTTAATGCAATCCATGTTCAATCGAGCAGTCTCCGAGACTGGAAAGAAGTACGAGGGTTGGATTGATCCTAAGGCTAAGAATAATGAGCCCGAACCGCCTGCGCCTATCATTCCTCAACCGGGTGCGCTGACAGCCGATCAAGTGAAAAATATGATTGCTGAAGCAGCAAAAGACAATCAGAAAGCAATCTCGGAAGCAGTCGCCTTGGCTATCGCGCCTTATAAGGAGAAAGAAGAGAAAGCTCACCTTGCTTCCATATTACAAGGAAGCGATAAGCTGAAAGACATCCCCGAAGTGTTCCGTTCGCGCTACCAGCTCGACAAGGAAGAGAACCTTGATGCAGTCGCACAGAAAATTTCTGATGATTGGACCGAGCTTAAACAAGCAATGGTTACAAGCGGAAAGTATGTCGAAGCACCTATGCAGAGTTCTCCAGAGGATGAGCAAAATGATTTCTTAAAAAGAATGCAAGGTTTTGCCGAACGTCATACCGTAAAAGCAGACTAAGCAGACTAAGATTTCAAACTTTTAAACGAAAAAATCATGTCAAACAAAGGAATGTTTTTACACACAACGAAGCCTACTGACATCAAGGAGGCTGTTTGGTGGGAAGAGCAGTGCGTGCGTCGACAGGGTGGTTATGACCTTGATCGTTCAAACCTCCCTGCCTCGCTCAAATGGTTAGCAAAGGGAGTTGTTTTGCGTCTTGTTTCAGGTGGAAAGGCACAAGCGGTAAAGACTGCGACTGTAACTGAGAAAGCAGTCAAGCAAGCTACAACCCTTAAAATTGCCAGTGGATCGCTTTTCCAAGTGGGCGACACTATCGCGGGTTCAAAGATAACGGCAGTCTCCTCAGCAAGCGGCATCGATACATTGACTATTGGTGCTCTCGCTAACGATGTAGCAGAGAATGCTGTTGTGTCAGACTATGATAAGTCAAAAGACATCCTTCTTGGCTTGTCTTATGACACACTTGACCTTAGAGAGGCAGATGCTTCTCTTGCGGCTACTCCTACTTTGCAAGTCATGGAGGTAGAAGAGGATTCTCTTCCTTATCCCATCAATGCCGACATCAAGAATGGCCTGAACGCCAACGGTGTTGCGCTTTTCAAAATTCAATAACTTTAATCAGGATAACGCACTATGAATAGTATTTTAAAGACTTTACAAGACCCGAAGTCCTTTCAGGCGTATATCGACGAGTATATGAAGACTGCTTCGTATAAGGCGGAGTGGAAGACTGAAATGAAACCCGTTGAGTACTGCGCTGCTAAGGTCTATCAGGCTAATATTGCCAAGTATACCTCTGCAATGGTCGGTTCGGTGGTCGCTAAGAATGCGGAGCGCCCTGTGCACACCATGCCTGACTTCCAACAGATGATTGGCTCTATTGGCCGCATCGCCGATCAGTGGGAGCTGGATAATGATTATCTCGATCAATTGCACTACCTTGAGGGTAAGTACAACGACATCGCTGGCCGTGGCAATTATACGCAAGCAACGCTCAATACGGAGTATGACAAGTTGATCACATTCTCTTTCCGCCCGTTTGAGCGTGCCGTTATATCGCCTCATAAGCGTATTGATATGCTCTATTTTGAGGGCTTGTTTAAGGGCACGCAGACCGTTTCTCGTACCAACAACTCGAAGGCTAATGTGTCTTACACCTTCAAATTGGGTGTCAAGAAGATTAAATCAACGACCAATTGGGGTCAGGAGAGCGCAACTCCGTTCAAGGATATCAAGGCCATTAAGGACGAAGCCAAGAAGAAGGGTCGCAAGATTCTACGCCTCCGAATGTCTGAAAACACATTCTACGCAATGTGTCAGGCTAAGGAGGTCAAGGACACGTTTAAACTTAACCTTGGCACATTGCAAGTCAACCCGAGCGTGCCGATGATTTCTGTCGACCAGATGAACATCTATCTGCGCTCCATCCTCTTGCCGACCATTCAGATTGATGAGGATAGGTTCGTTGACCTGCCAGACGGCACAACTGTCAACCTCGTGCCTGACAACCGAGTGGTAGCCATGTGCGCTGACAAGGTAGCTGTACCTAAGTGCGCCGAGCCCTTGGAAGCCGTCGATCCAATCCCGAACGTATCTTACTCAACCTATGATGATAACCTCGTCGGATTCTGGCGTGACAAGACAGGCTACCATATCACCAACGAAATGTGGATGCAGCCTGTTTTCGATGGCATCGACGATTATCTCATCTTGGAGGTAGGCGAATAACGCAAGAGTGTAAAGGTTGATATGATAATTACGAAAACAAGGTAAGCATGACAATTTCGGAAGCCATAGCAAGCGAGATACAGCCCTTCTCCACATCTGATGAAACGTTAGAAAAGATGTTTATAGACGCAGCTGAAAGGTTCAGCGTCTCAGCATCTGTCGAAGACGATTACTCTATAAGTGTGAAGAAGCCTGTTGCTTATGCTGCCATGCGCATTCTATACAAGATGCGTGTGTTGTCAAGTGAAAATGTCGGAGGTATCTCCCAAGGGTACAAAGACAACAAGAACTTGATCGATAGCATGATTAAATCTATTGCGAAAGACGCTGGATTGGATGCTGGCCTTGTTATCGATAATGACTCTGATGATTACTGGGTGACAAGCGCGAAGGTTTGGTAAAAGATTGATATATGAACTTTGAAGATACGTTAAAGGTGGGCGCAAAAGTCTACAATGTCGGATATCTGCAGATTGGAGATAGGTGTTACGCTATGAATGATGATGGCACGCCTAACTTTGATGATGTAGATGACGATATTCAAAAAGGCTTTGACGAGAATGGGAATGCTATCGAGGTGAAAGATTTGCGTTTCCTTGACTTCGGGAAATGTATCATTCTGCCAAACACAAGCGCTCGTTCAGTCACCTTGTTTGATGGCAAGCAATACGTTTACTCATACGAGTTGATAGCTCCTCTTTCTAAGAGGAAATACTATCTCTTGCCAAAAGAAGGTGATAAGGTTTGGATAACTAAGAAAGATAGCACGATTGATAGGCAGATGGAAGTAAAAGGGTTCGTCACCTACAAGAAACGCTACCTGAAATTATGGCTTTAGACGATGGCAAATGCGCAGATACAACTTAAAGGGCGAGAAGCTTTGCAAAAGAAGCTGAACGAGAAACGTAAGCAAATTCTGAACTTTCTCGATACGCGCCTGTTGCAACTTGCGGAAGAAGCCGTTGTTTATTCTATGGCCGTAAAGGGTTACAAAGACCGAACAGCTAATCTAAAAAACTCCATATCATTCGCTCTTTATTTTGATGGGAGGCTTATAACTGCAAGAGCTGGCAAGATACCTAAGCCAGACGAAGTAGAAGAAGGCCAACAAGGCGTAGACAATGCGCTTGAAGCCTATGCAAAACAAGATGGCGTTGTTGCTCCAAAAGGCTATTCGCTTGTGATCGTGGCAGGTATGAACTACGGCAAGTATGTCGAAGATAAAGGATATAATGTTCTGTACCTTACACGGTACTACTTGAGAGACGAAATGAAAAAGGTGTTACAAGAGGCATTTGAACTCATTAAAGATGGAGGGTGAGAAATATGGTACTTGGTGATGAAGCGGTAACTGAAATGTATAAGTATCTCAATCGTAAGATAGAGAGCTTAGGAGTTGATAAAGGTCGAATATACAAGTATGAACGCCCTGAGAAAATGGAGCATGTAAGTTACATAGCTATCAATCATCTGCCATTCGTCAGGCGTGATGTAATTGAAGAAGGTACTGTAAATGTGAATATTCATGTCCCCAAGACATCAACTAACATGCCGAATGTTGGAAAGCTGCAAAACATAGCGAAAGCTATCATTGCGCCTTTTGATGTGGATGGCGGTCAGTATCTCGGAAAGTGCATCTTTGAGTTCTACGCTGACTCACGCCCGACATTGGATAATGATGATACATATTATATCAACTTAAAATTCAACGTAATATACAATAATCTAAAAGCATAAAACTATGGCAAAAAACGGTGTTTATGGCATTAAGCAATTTTCTTTTGCTGATTGCGTAGCAAATGGTGGCTATCCTACGGACTATGCCAATACCCTAAAGGCAATTCCTACGGGTTCGCTCACTTTTAATGATCAGGCCGCTCAAACGCAGGACATAGAGATTGAGGACTCAGAAGATCCGTATGCTGTATTGGTCACTTCGGCGGCTACTAAGGGGTTCACTGTGCAGACCTACGATCTCTCGGAGGATAACTTTAAAGCCCTTCTCGGATATTCTGCCGTCGACACAAAGGGATATATCAATGAATCGCCAACAGAGACGGAGGTTTATAAGGCTATCAAGATCGAGACACAAGACCTCGACGATATTCCTTCGCGTACCTTTGAGTGGTCAAAGATGAAGCTAACCGTCACGCGCAGTGGCTCTATTGGTAAGTCAGGCCTTCCAAACCTTAACATTGAGTGCCGACAGATGGCTGTCTTTGATGCCAAGGGCGAGAAGGTCAGTGGCCATCGTAATGGCTTTACGGCCACTATCCAACAGAAGAAGAGCTCGGTTTAACAATTCTCAATAGATTCAGGTAACAATCTAAGGCGGTGAGGTAAGGGTAAAGGCCTAAGCCGCACCGCCTTTACATTTTTAAGCAATGAAGACATCAGATAAAGAAAAAGTTGCAAAGACGCTCCAAGAAACGGCCTTCAAAATCAAAGTCGGCAAATTTACATTCAGGGTCAAACCATTGACCTTAATGCAGATTTACGAAATGGGTGTTTTTGCTAACGATATCAAGGAAGCAACATGGAAAGAAGATGAAAAGATAAATATCATCCATACCCTTATTGAACGTAGCGGTGACGCTCGTTTGATGTGCGAAGTGTTTATCGTGTGTGCTTTCCGCAAGAAGTGGGCTCGTAAATTATGGGGCAGCTATATTCGTCGCCACCTCGATATAACGGCATTCAATATGCTTATCACCTTTATCAGTAGCTCATTTAACGCAAATTTTTTCTTGACCTCTATAATTTTCCTGACCAAGACAAAGATCATGACGGAGCCCCAAACGACTCCCCATGGTCAATCATCGGAGGAGTCATGAAATATTTTCGTATGAGTTACGAGGAGGTCGTATTTAGGCGCTCATACCTTAACATCATGCTTTTGAACCGCTCTATCCCATCATTTAACTTGGATGATAAGGATGAGAAGCAGGAAAGAGCTAATATATCAACCAAGCCACAGAAGGAGTTTCATCCAATTGAAGGTTCGATGCATGCAAACGACTTCTTCATGAGCTTTATGTAGAAAATAATATGGCAGCAGAAGACATACTTGGCATAAGTGGTCAGATAGATATATCTGACATCCAGACAACACTTGATAAGCTATGTGATCAACTCAATAAAGTTGGCGTTGATACGGATGCTTTGTCGCAGCGAATGACCAATGCACTCAATGATATTGCTAAGTCGGATGGTGATTTATCCACTAAGACGACGCAAGCAATGAACGTGCTTAAACAGGCCATGGACGAAGCGACAAATGGCATAAAGATAGTACCTGAAATGATCGACACGGCCAACAAACGTGTTGAAACTATCCGTGGGACTATCGAACGACTCAACGAGCAGTTATCGCAAACAGAAAGAGGCTCTAATGCTTTCAATGCGATAGCGAAGCAGATTGATGCACAGAAGCAGGTTTTACAAATGAACCAAGAAGATGCGAGGTTTCTTGCTTCTTCATACGACGAGGTAAGAAATTCTATTGCCCAAGTCAGCGGAGCATATCAAGCTCTTGAAGCTATATCAGTTGCATCATCTACTGCTAATACAATTGATGCGGCCGCATCTGAGGCTAACAGTGTCGCAAAAACTGCTAATAGTGTTGCCTCTACTGCCAATGCAGCAAGCACTCTGGCTGAGGGCGTATCTCATGCTGATAATGCTACTAAACTTGGTCAGGAAACAGATGCGGTTGTGCAAAATACCAAAGCAAGGCAGGAGCATCAAGAAAACATTTCTGCCGAAGAGCAGATGTATGGCCGACTTATTGACAGAATGCAACAAGGCAGCCTATCTGAGGAGCAATATCAACGTATTATAGATCAAGAGACGGCCTCTTTGGAAGAACAAAGGAAAGCCCTTAACGAACTCGCTCAACAGAGAGAAGAGCATAACTCGCGCCCCTTTGGCAATGGTTATCAATTCGATAGTCAAGGGAATGTTACAAACAGTGCCGATGTCGAAAAATGGCAAGCAGAAACGCAATCCATAAACCAACAATTCGAGGCACAAAAGAAAATTGTTGAAGAAAGCCAAGCCGCGCTTGATAAATTTGTCGAAGCCCATGAACGCTTAGCCAAGTCACAAGACAATGCAGCAAACACTTCGCAAAAAACACAAGAAGCGAGCTCGCAAGAGATTAAGAGCTTTGAGCAACTGACCTCCGAAATCGATGCATTAGAGAAGAAAATCTCAGATTTGCAGCAACGCAAGCAAGAACTTCTCTCTGTCGGAGGCGGTTTCTCGATACCAGTTGTGCCAGCAGATGCGCTTGCTAATTCTGGCCTTACATTTGGCAGCGACAAGTTAGAAGGCCTACGCACGCTCAATCAAGAAATTGAAACTACGAAAGAAAAGCTCAGCGAAGCTAAGGGCAAATTGCAAGAGTTTCAGCAGAGCGGCGAAGAAACAGGAAATGTGAGTTTTGCGAATTATTCACAAAACATAGCTGACATATCCTTTGCAATCAATGATGCTAAACAAAGACTCGCAGACTACGAAGCACAGTACGACAAACTTGCAAATAAGGACAACCTTACAGCAAAACAAAAACAAGATCTTGATACCCTTGGTCAAAAAATTGATGAGACAAAAAAACAGATACAAGACCTTCAAGGGCAGTTGCGTGAAAAGAACGAGCAGACATTTATCGGAAAGCTAAGGGATAGATTATCTGATGCAGGACAAAAAGTTTCTGAATTTGGAGAGAAGATAAAGAGTTCCATTCTTTCGCCATTAGATGCTTTGAAAGAAAAGGTTGGCAATTCTTCCTTCGCTCAGCGATTTGGAGCAGAATTTACCCAAGCGAAAGCTGGGCTCAATGATTTTAAAGACGGAATTGTCAATGTAATGACCGCCAACGGCAAGCTACAAGCACAATTTGGCGTTATCGGCGAAGCATTTAAGGGGCTTGGCATTCCTGTTGCAGGCTCTTTGACCGCCATCAAGGCTGTTACAAAAGCCTTGTGGGCTATGTGCGCTACACCTATCGGAGCAGTGATAGCGGCTGTTGCACTTGCATTTAAGGCAGTACATACATGGATGACAAAATCTGCAGAAGGGCAAAAAGTCTACACGAGGCTTATGGCTTATTTTGGCTCACTTGCAAAATCTGTCACAGATATTATTATCATCTTTGGCGAGTATCTATACAAGAGTTTCACTAAACCCAACGGCCCATTACGTGATTTTGGCAGAAATTTTGTCAAAACATTCAAAACTGCAATTACGGCTGTTGTAAACCTCCTCGGCGGCCTTGGGACAACTATCAAAGGTGTCCTCAATATGGATTGGGACACTTTTACATCAGGTCTTAAAAAGACATGGGAAGGCTTAAAGGGTGCTGGCGAAACTATAATCGATGTTTTCAAAACGCAAATCTCTGGAGTAGTTGGTGCAGTAAAGTTAGCCTATAATGCATTCACTGATGATAATTTTGGAAAGAAGTCAGGGAGCGTATTTCGTAATATGCTTCCTAATGCATCACAAGCAGCTTCGCTCGCAGGAAAGATTAAAGATGCAGAAATAGCCATCTCTCAAAATAAGTTGAAACAGGCGAAACTTGAACCTAAAATTGCTGCTATCAAAAATAAGATATATGAATTGCAAGGAAAAGAAAAGATTGCGGCCATTGAAGAGACAAAGGCACTTATTAAGCAAAAATATGACACTCAGATAAAGCAGCAGCAACAACTCGTTGAATTGCACGAGAAAAATGGAAAGCTACATACCAAATCACTAGAAGATATTGCTAAGGAACGTGAACTAAGAATACAAGTCCTTCGCACGCAGACACAGATGGTTAGCGAGCAAAGAATGCTTACTAGACAAGAAGCATCAGCGAAACGTTCCCTTGCAAGCAAAGAAAAATCGTCTGCCAAGAGTGCTCAAAGTGCAGCTCAAAAAATGGCCCGACAAGAGCAACAAATAAATGCCGCAGAGGATAAACTTGATGAAGTGACATTTAAAAACGCTTATGAGCGAACAAAGGCAGAACAGGAGCTTGAATCAAAGGTCTATGATGCTAAGATAAAAGCAATGAAGGAAGGTTCAGCCAAAGTGATAGCTGAGCGTAATCGTGAGCTGGAAAAAGAAATTGAACAGATTGAAAAAGAAAAAGAAGCAGCTATCAAAGCTGAACGCGACCGCCAAAAGGCTGAGTTTGACGCAAAACAAGCAGTTGCCAAAGCAAAAGGCGAAAAGATTGATCGATGGGATGAGAAAAAGCATCTTGATCAAGAGCCGATTAAGAAGATAGAAGCGCAATATCAAATTATCGAACAAAAAACGATTGACAACACGAATAACGAAACATTGCAAGAGAACTTGCAATCGTATCGCGAGTATCTGAAAGAATATGGCGGTTTGCAAGAACAACGCCTCGCAATTGTCGAAGAATACAACGAGAAGATTGATGAAGCCATAGCCAAAGGAAATCTTTTCGATGCAGCTAAATTGAAGAAAGAACTGGAAGAGCAAATCAAGAACTTGAATTTCTCCGACTTCAAAGATTCTATCAATTGGGAAGCGATTTTTTCTAACATGGGCAATCTCAGCGCGTCGTACTTAGAGCAACTGCGAAAGAAACTTAAAGAGTTGCTTAGCTCAGGAACGCTCAATGTTAACGACATGAAAGCGGTGTCTGAGCAAATCACGAAGATTGATGAAGCGATCTCAAAGCAGAAAGACTATTGGGGTATCTCAAACGAGAAAGTACGTGAGCATAAAAGGCTTCTCGAAGAGGCCGCCGAAGCGCAAGAAGAGTTGAATAAGGCACAAACACAACTCGCTTCAGCACAGGATGATGTGACTGACAAAAAAATGCAAATTCAGTCTATTCTCAGCGATGCAGGAGTTAATGTTAGCCTGAAAGATATTACGCCAGCATCTAAAGACAATACACTTAATGATAATAGTGTTAAATTAAATGCTGCACGTATTCGCGAGTTATCAAAACTATTTGATGAACTTGCTATTTCAGAAGCAAAGGCAGGGAAAGCGACAAAGGATGTTCAGAAAGCGACGGAGAAAAAACGCCAAGCTGACGATAAAGCTAAACAAAACATATATGATTTGGCTGAAATTGTTGCCGTTTCTTTGTCAAAGATTCAGCAAAAACTAAAAGATCTGCCAGGCCTTTTAGACGCTATTGGACTTGGTGACAGTGCGCTTGGAAAGGCCGTCAATAACGGCATGGATGCGCTTAATAATGGAACACAAGCGGCTGCTGATTTTGCAACAGGCAATTATATTGGCGCTGCAATGAATGGCATCAAAACCATACAATCGGTTGGGCGTATATTTGGTATTGGTGGCGGAAACGCAGCCGAGGTCGCAAAGACTACGGAAAAGCTTACAGAAGCGAATGAACGCTTGAAATACTCCATTGAACAACTCAAAGAGTCGATTGATAATAGCTCGGGTATGAACGCCGTCGACAATTATCAAAAGGCTTATGATGCACAAGAGAGAATCAATCAGCAGACCATGGAAATCCTGAAAACACAAATGGGTTATCATGGCGCTCATCACTCAAATGCATATTACTGGGGCTTGTCTGATGCCGACTATGCAGCGATCAATAAAACATTAAGTCAACAAGCAGCAAAAAACGGAGGATATACGAATGCATCTGTCAATAGCGTGCATTCGTTGGAAGACATCTATAAGCTAACGCCTGAACAGATGAAAGATATTCGTACATACAATCAAGATGTATGGAAGAATATGATGGATCAAGGCAAATACGACAAAAGTGAGTATTGGGAGAATTATACCGATTTAGCAGGAAAGCTCGAAGAGTTGACAGATAAGATTAACCAAAATCTGACGCAGACGAGTTTCGATTCCATGAGGCAAAACTTCATAAGTAACCTGATGGATATGAGTAAGTCGGCACAAGATTTTGCAAATGATTTTACCACGTTGCTTAACAAAGCAATGCTCAATTTTGCTGTTGGCGACTTGATGGATAAGAAATTAAAACCCCTCTATGAGAAGTGGGCTGATAAAATGAAGAATGGGCAACTCTCTGATGAAGATCTGAAAAACCTAAAACGAGAATACCAAGACATCGTTGATGAAGGAATTGCTATCAGAGATAATATTTCGTCTATAACAGGATATAAGGAAGCACAATCCCTTCAAACGGCAACAGGCAAAGGCATTGAAGCTATCACTGCGGATCAAGCGAGTAGTCTTATTGGAATTGGCTATGCGATGCAAATTGCCGTACAACAGGGAAACGATACGAGAAATGCTATTGCCATGGATGTATCATCTTTGCGAGCAACGGCAGAAATATTAACTGGCAATATCTCTGAAATGAGAGATATTCAATACCAAGGACTGGAACAGCTGCAAGCTATTAACAAAAATACAGCCCCTATTATCCTTATTCGTGAGGATATATCCAATATGTACAAACTAATGAAGGAAAGGTATTGAAAATGAAAAACGACGCATACATTAAGTTAGTTGGTGAAGCTGATACTTCTTATGTTGACCTCGATACATTTGGCATAACACTTATTCGAGGTTGGCGCGAGGCTTTGCTAACCCCTCCGCCTATTAAGAGTTTCATCACTAACAGTAGTCGCTTGGAAGACGGAGAACGCATTATTGCACATCCGAAAAATGTAAAAAAAGACAAGCGAGACGTGAGTTTGTCATTTTTCCTTGAAGGTTCGTCGCAAGAAGACTATCTCATTAAATACGGATCTTTCTTGGATAAAATTGCATACTCTGGACAGTTTTGTCTCAAAGTGCCAGTTCTTCACCGCGTTTTTAAACTTGTTTATTCGCAGTGTTCGCAATTCGGAGATTATGGCTTGAAAAGAGGTAAATTTACGCTCAAATTAACAGAATCAAATCCGAACGATAGGGAAACAATATGATTGATATACACAACATAGATGGAAGCGTGCTTTTGCAAGCTGATATTACAAGTCCAGCCAAGAGAGAGGAAGAAATGTCTAAATCAGACTATATTTCCCTCTCTTGGACTATGGATAAGAAAGTTGTGTTGCCTGTTGGTGCTTATATCAATCATGATTACAAAATCGACAAAGTGAGAACTGTTACAAGACAGTTTTTGCTTTTGGAAGCATACGAGCCTACACAAACGGATGAAATGACGTGGAAATACACGCCACAGTTTCAACATCCGAAAATGGTACTCTCAAAAGTACCGTTCTATTTACGCGCCAAAAATTCACAGAATGAAGAGATAAAACAATATGTGTGGTCATTCGTTGGGACTATGCAGGTAATGGCGCAACACATCGCAGATTTCCTTAACAAGGAGATAAATTTGGGGAATTCTGGATGGGTGTGTCAATATGATGTCACGAACAAAAACACGATCAATGTTTCGTTTAGCGACAATGATTTCATATCTGCACTTTCAGCAATCGTCAATGCCCTTGATGATAACGTGAGTTGGCATATCGATTATGACAACGAGGTTGTGTATTTAGGAAAGGGTGCATTTGAAGAGAGTGATGTAGTCCTGAAAGTGGGAAAGAATGTCGGGCCACCATCTATTAGCAACTCTAAAGAGAACTACTATAATTCATTCGCTGTTTTTGGAGGAAGTCGTAACATTACTCAAGTTAACAACAAGGGGGAAAATATATCTGCATCAGATATTCGTTTGCAACTTGCTCCAAATAAGGGCGTGGTCGATATTGACGGCATATCATACCCTTATACAATAGATGAGTATTCTACGGTTGATCTGAGAAAAAGCACAAACGAACAGCAATTTACAAAAGTCCTCGACTTCTCACAAATATTTCCTTCTCTCAATACGTATGTGTATAATGTACGCGGTAGAGAAAAGTATGTGTTAGATGAGAATAATGACAAGATACCGCTTGCTAAAAAAGCAGACGGGACGGTATTGTCTTATAAGACTTTCACAGTTTGGTATATGCGTCTTGCTTATCCTGTCACAAATCAGATAACAGGGAAAAAGCTCATTAACACGACGATAGATGATGGGATTACTCATTATTGGTATGATTTTGAGATAACTGATAGTTTGCTGATAAATGGAAAAAGTATCGGCTGTTCGTTTGAAGCGAACTTTAATACAGGGGCGTTATCAACACCTCTTGCTGGTCGTGGAACGAATGGTGACTATGTCGGTTTTGAACTTACATATCATAAGGATGATTTTTTACTGCGAACTTCTGATGATGTAGAAGAAAATGAATTCCATATCCTTGCAGGTGACTACGAGATAGTCTATCAGCAAGACAATGATATATTCATACCGACAAATGCTTCTGAAAAACTAATTCCTCGTGGCGAATCATTACCATCATTGAAATGCAATATAACGGTCTTGTATAATATCGCTATGGCTGAAAGCATCTATATACAAGATGCACAGACGAGGCTTTTAGATGAAGCGTTAAAAGAAATTAAAAGACTGCGTTCAGATCTTAACAACTATACCATCAAATCTTATCCTCATGTATTTGCAGATGATAATCCATGTTTACAGATAGGGCAAGGAGTCACCTATGATGATGGGAATGGATATATACTTAAAACAAGAGTATTAAAGCTATCGACAAACATAGATTTTGATTACCTACAAGAGATAACCTTGGGAAATCAATCTATCAAAGGCACAATCACTCAGCTAAAAGATGATGTTCAATCAATTATAGCAGGCGGAGATTCGAATGATGGAGGCAGTTATACAGCCTCACAAGTAGCAAATCTCATTGCAAGATATGGCACGAGGTACTTCTTATCAAAGAAGAATGCCGATACAGCTAAAGGGCGCATCATGTTTGCCCAAGGGCTTGATAGTAATGGCGAGGTTAATATCAACAACGACCTGCATGCGATAGGCGATATATCAACGGATGCAAACCTTCGTGCCAGCAAAGACGCCACCATAGGCGGCGACCTTAATGTTAAGGGCAACACGTCATTGAAAGACCTCACCGTCACTGGCTCAGCACATTTCTTCGAGCTTGTGATAGACAAGATTAAGGCGGCTGGTGGCACATACATCTTCTCTGCCGCCAACTCGTTCAACGTGGAGCGAGTGGCCGTAGGCAGCGACGTGGTGCGCCTCTACTGGCTTGCCGAAGCCAACGGCAACGGATCGATGAACACATGGGAGGTGGGCGACCAAGCCATCAGCATGGATTTCAACCGCGCCAAGGTCGGCTCCACGTTTAGCGCAAGCAACAAGTATTGGTGGGCATTGGTCACCGCCACCAGTGGCAACACACCCGAGACCATCACGGAGGACGGAGCTGATCACCTGTATCACTGGATAGAAGTCAGCACGATAGAGAAAGCCGACGGATGCACCGTAGAGGCTGAGATAGGCGACGCTGTGGCGCAACTGGGTAGCAGGGGCGCAGACAAGAAGCGACAGGCCGCACAGATGATAGCGGCCTACAAGTCGCCCGACACAGGCGTGGAAGCTCCTTGCTGGGTGCAGTACGTTGGCATCACCTCTTTCGCCATCACGGAGGACAATCGCCTCAATCGCGTGGCCTACAACGGAAACGTCTTCAAGGGCTCGTTTGTGGCCATGAGCGAGGGAGAGCAAGGCCGCGACCTCCTCGAATGGCTTGAAAGCCTTCAACACGACACGGACGCTCATTTCGACATTTGGTATGGTGAGGGCGTGCCCACGTTGGAGAATGAGCCTGCCGTGGAATGGACCACCGAGAGCCAAAAGGCCGAGCAGGTCGGCGATCTCTATTTCGACCGCTCGGACACGGCCAAGAGCGACGGAGGCCACTGTTATCGCTTTGTAGCCACGACAAAGGACGGCACGACAGCCTACTCGTGGGAGGACTATACCGACCACGACACGCTGAAAGCCCTCACCAAGGCTCAGAGCATCGCTGACGACGGTATCATCACCGCAGGTACGGAGAAGGCCCAGTTGCTTATCACTCGCAAAAACATGGAGGCCGAGCATGGCTCGTTCAGCGCCCCAACTGACCCGAAGTCAACCTATGGCACGGCCTATAACCTCTACACAAAATCTTATAACGCGTTCATGACGGCCACTGCCGACATCGTGAGTGAGGCGAACATTGGCAAGGACACCAGGTTGGAGGACATCGGCCTGACGGCCTCTGGGTACACGGAGCTTTACTACAACTATTACACTTCGCTCGCCAAGGTGCGTGAGGCCAGCGAGGCATCTATCAAGGCATCAATCAGCACGATCGGTGGCAAGGTGAATCTCGCTGTTACGAAGGACGGCCTGAAAACGGCAGGCATGACCGTGGAGGATGAGCACATTTCGTTGGACGCAAAGAAGACGACCGTCAAGGGCGACCTGACCGTACAAGGAGCGCTCACAAACTCGACGAGCTACGTAAGCACGGACGGCTCGCTATGGTCGCCCAACGACGTGGGAGAACTCGAAAAGCAGCCCGACAACCTCTTGACGGCTGGCGGCTCCCTTTTTGTCCCAATCGACATGACCTCTATCAAGAGCGTGCAGATCCAAACATCCGACCCGTCGTTGGTCTCTGACGGTTCTCCCACATCAGCATCTACCGCCCTCGTGACGCTGCCTATGTACGCTGCTGCTGATCTCGGATGCGGTGTTACAGTCCCCGCCTACCGCCGCTCAGGAACACACGTGCTGATCCGCAACGGCTTCTCGTTGGCCTACAACCAATGGAGCAAGAGCGATGGATGGACCGACGCAGCATTGCGAAGGAACATAGAGGCCGCTGCCGTCTACGTCTGCTCTGACCCTCGGGCACTGGCGCTGAGCAATTACACCGCATCCTACCCCACGGTAGCCCCTGACGGGCGTGACGCCAACGGCAAGTTCGCCACCGCTGACTGGTTCAAGGGATGCATGTACCTAAACGGCCGACGCGGGCGCTGGCTTGCGCTACTCCCAGGACAGCAAGTAGAGCTCGTGTCGGTTATTACTATGTGGCAAACGGGAAGCAACACACCCGTGCCTTATCTTGGATGGTACGTGGTAGGCGGCGAAGGTATGGACTGGCTCGAAAAGACCATTTCCTTTGAACCGCCAAGCGCCAGCCATAATCGCTACGACGCGATCTTCCGTTCCGGTGTGACAGGAGGAGAGCATTTCGGGGTTGGCTCTGTCGACAAGTTCGCGGATGCTTTCTTTGGCTACGGGCAACTTAGCGACACAGAGACGCTCACGGAGACCATCGTAGTCACGCTATCAGAGGACGATAAACCATCTATATCAATCGGATAAACATGGCAGAGAATATCAACATATCCATCGGCAACGTGGTGCGCCAAGGCGGCATAGCACGCATACGAATGCGCAGACCGTCGAGCACAGTCAACAAAGTATCGGTGAACGAGTGGCCCGTGCTGCTCAATGCCCTGCTGACGACCGACTGGGCTGGCGTGACGGAAAACACGGGCTTCACGTACACTTTCCCATTCGCCCTCGCCAAAGGTACAGGCTTCCCATACTGCTTACCCATGGAGCTTGACGGAGAGCCTGCAATCATGCGGTTGGGATAAATCACCAAAATACGCAAGACTATGACATTGAACATCAAGAATAAGAACACTGGTGACCTGCTGACGGCAACGGAGTTCAACCTTGTGGTGCAGGCTATCAAGGACAACGAGTCGGACATCGAGCAGCTCGGAAAGAGCGCGGTGAAGATGGTGGCCATCACACAGGCCGACTACGATGCGCTGGTGGCCTCCGGCAAGGTGGCCTCCGACGTGTGGTACAACATATTGGAGGAGGAATAGCGCATGATACGCAAGGAAGGGAAAGAACTGGTTGCCCGCTACTATGGCGCACGCGCCATCAGCGCGGTGTACCATGGCGCAAGACTCGTGTGGGAGGCCATCAGCAGATGCTTTGGCAGCGGTATGTGGATCAATGGCCGTCCATGGAGCAACACCGACGGGTGGAGAAACTAAACAGAAATAACAAAAAACGACATAAATCATGGCAAAGAAAGTAAGCGACAACGAAATCAAGGACATGACCGTCGACTGGGGCAAGGACACCACCAACGGCAATCTTCCTTTTAGCGGCCAAGCGGTGCAGGATTTCATCAAACGGCAGTTTGGCACGAAGATCGGCACATGGTGTTGGTCGCCCAACGTGGACGCAAGCAACTTCTACCACATCTGGGGTTTTGCCACAGAGGAGGATAAGCAGACCTATCTCGCCGACCCAGAGGGCAACGCCTCCCTGTTGTTGGCCAACGAGGCGCTGCCTATCTCCACGGTGCAGGGCGACAGCTATGGCGCTTACCTGTTCACGGACGTGAGCGCATCCAAGGAGTTCGTGGTGATGGACGACGTGTTGAAGGTCAACCTACGCTTCTCGTCAGTCCGCAACTCGGGTGGCGACCGCTTGAACATGGGCGAGCAGGGCACGCTCGTCATACAGCGCAAGACAGGCAACGGTGACTGGCAGACGGTGGATGAGCGGCCAAACGCCATCGCCTCGTCCGACTATGCCGACACCACAAGTTTTACGTCAGTAGATCTCTCCAACTGCCTCGTCAACGGCAAGCAGCAGATACGCGTGCGCGCCTATTTCACCTATGAGGCCGACGACGGAGCGAAGAAGACGGCCACATCGGCTTTTGTTGTTATCGGTAGCTCCGTTACGAAGACACGACTCCTGCTCACGTTGGCCACACAGTGGCAGACACCGTTCACCTCGTCCGACATCAGCCTGTCTTACTACGTGCAAGGCAGCGTGGCGAAGACGCTCAACTACGAGGTCTCCAGTGCGTCGGGCGACACCGAGGCGAGCGGCAAGGTGGCTCTTGGAACAGCCGAGTATGTGGAGACGGCACGCGACATAGCCGTAAGCGGTCTTACGCACGGCGTGCATCATGTGAAGGCGTGGATCACGGTGGATGGCACCGACACACGCACAGACGACGTGCTCTCACAGGTAATGGTTGCCACCGATAGCTCGGACGAGACCATCCTTGTTGCGGTCAACGACGCTGTGACCAAGGCCACAAATTTCATCCAGACCACCATCTTGCGCTTCGCCGTGCACAACCCCAAGGCCGACACCACGGACATTAAGCTCGTCGTGGGCAACTACTCGGGTACTGAGACCTACGCCACCTCCTCCATGAGCGTTGCCAATGGCGAGGTGACCGACTACAGCGTGGCCTTGGAGATCGACTCACAGGACACGTCCATCAACGCCTACATCCACATCAAGGACGCAAGCGGAAAGGACCTCTGCGACATTATCGGTTTCGTGGTGGACAACTCGCAGAACTTTGCACCCACGTCCAACCCCGACTTCGTGCTCAACCCCAAGGTGCGTAGCAACAACGAGGCCAACCCTGCGGTCATCATCAATGGCGCAGACGACAAGAAGATGCCGGCTACGTTTTCCGGATTTGGTTTCAAGACAGACGGATGGGTGAGCGACGGCGAGGGCAACAAGTGCCTGCGTGTGCCGTCGGGGGCTTCGGTGGCCATCGACTACGAGCCTTATTCGGCCTTCGTTGGATCATCGGCAAAGACGGCCAGCCTGACGATGGAGTTCGACATCGCCACTCGCAACCTCGTCGACGAGAACGCGCCCCTGCTGCGCTGCTGCTCCTACGACACATCGGGCAACCCCGTTGGCTTTGAGCTGAAGGCCATCGAGGCCTGCTTCATGACCACGAACCTGCAAACAAGGCGCGACCAGGACGTGGCGTTTCAAAACGACACGAAGACGCATATCGCTGTGAACATCGTCTACAACTTGTCTTCGAGCGGCGTCAACTACATACGCCTTTTCGTCAATGGTGTCATCAATCGCGAAATGGAATACTCCACGACCGACAGCTTTGTGCAATATGTGGGCGGTGTCATGACCTCACAGGGCATCCGTATCGGTGGCGTGGGCGCAGACATCGACATCTACGGCATGCGCATCTACAAGCGAGCCATCAGCGCAACGCAGATCAGGCAGGACTATCTCGCCTCGTTGCGTACCACGGAGGAGAAGATGGATTTCCGAGAGGCCAACGACATCCTTGGCGACGGCAACCTCATCGACTACACCAAGGCGCGTGAGAAATACAACACCATCCTGTGGACGGGCGAGCTGCCCAGCTACGCTGACAAGAACAACAAGATTGGCGACGTTGACATCCACATCGTGGGCGACCCTGCACACAGTGGCACGATGGCCAACGTGGAGGCCAAGGGACAGGGTACGTCGTCAAGGGGCTACTGGAAGTGGAACACTCAGTTCAAGACATCCTACACAGACAGTTCCGGAGCGAGCGTGAAGACCGACTGGGTGGACGAGAACGGTGTGCACCATGGAGCGAAATACATGCTCCAAGAGGGCACGCCCTACGCGGAGAAGCTGGTGTGGAAGCTCAACTGGGCTTCGTCAATGCAGTCGCACAAGCTCGGGTCGGTCAACCTCTTCACCGACCTATGGCGGCGCGTGGTGGGCGGCAACGGCATCACTAACTACACAGACTCAAATGGAGACAAGCCTTACGCCAACTGTCGCGTGTCGTGCGTACAAAAGCCATTTCTGCTCTTCCAGCGCCTCACGCCCGACGCCGCTCCCGTGTTCTATGGCCTCGTGACGTTCGGCCCAGGCAAGGCCGACAAACCCACCATCGGCTACGACAAGAAGGTGTTTCCCGACTATTGCATGCTTGAGGGCTCTGACAACGGAATGCCCTTGACGGAGCACCGTGTGCCGTGGATGACCGACGAGGTGGTCTACAACGAGAGCGAGGAGGCTTACCAGTACAACGGCGAGAACCAGTGGGACTTCGACGCGGGCAACCGAAAGATGGTGGAAAAGTACTTCGTGCCTGCCTATAACTTCGCTTTCCTGCACAACAACAACATCACTTTCTTTGATGGCAATTACGAGAGTCTTCTTTCGGCCAGTCTCGACCAAACGAAGGCCTACTGGGTCACCAAGGACTCCACGGAGAGCGCCTATAGGAAATTCGATATCTTCCGCTACGACTTCATAACGGCCTCATGGGTCAGCGCAAGCGCCACGAAGACCAGTGGGGTGTACGACCGCATGAACCTCGCCGTGCAGACAGGCATCACGCCATCGGGCAACGACTGGGGCAAGATCAACGCTCAGTTCATCACTTGGCGTGTGGCCGACTTCAAGGCTGGCGTTGGCAAGCATTTCAACGTGACGGACACCATGTACTCCATGAACTTCCACAAGTTGATTGGTGCGAGCGACAACCGGTGCAAGAACACATATCAGTATCTCGACCCTGTGACGCACCTCATCTGCTTTCAGAGCGACGATGATGACACGATCTTCCTTACCGACAACGTAGGACGCAAGAACAAGCCCTATTACGTTGAGGAGCACGACGTGGACGCGTCGGGCAACGCCTACTGGAACGGTGGCGACAATGGTTTCTACAACCTCATGGAGGCCGCTTACCCCGACGACCTGAAAACGGTTATGTTCACCATGCTGCGCGAGATGGCATCGCTTGGCGGTGGCAATGTGGCTGGGTGCATGGATAAGTATTACTTCGCCGTTCAGCGCTACTTCCCTGCGGTGGCCTACAACGAGACCGCACGACTCCTCTACGAGGAGGCCGAGGTGCACTACAAGGATGGAACTTACAGCCCGAGCACACCGCCTCTCCCTCAGTCGCTTGGCGACCAGTTGCAGGGTGAGCTGCAATGGTGGAAGCGTCGAGAGATCTACATGGCGAGCTATGCACGCTATGGCGCTTTTGGCGTTAAGGATAGCGTGGGCGGAGAGGCAGGCAGTGACGCTGGAGCGCTGGTGTTCCGCTCCATCGCCACCACGGCGGGAACCAACCCGACCTACAAGTTCACGGTCACGCCCATGATGTGGCTCTATCCGTCGTTCGCCCGTGGAACGGCCGAGTACGACGGCTTCACACGCGTGAAGGCTGGCGAGGCGTTCACGTCAACGGTCATTCAGAGCGATGGCAACACCAACGTCTATATCCGCGGCATCAACTATTACAAGTCGGTGGGCGCTTTTGGCGACAAGTCGGTAGGCGAGGCGTTCAACCTCTCTGCTGAGAAGTTGGAGGCGTTCGAGGCCAAGAAGGGCTCGTCGGCCATGGAGTTCCGCGCCACGTCCATCAACATCAATACCCCCATGATGAACCGTCTCGACCTCAATGGCGCGGCTACCCTGAGCGGAGAGCTCGACCTGAGTGGCGAGACAAAGTTGGTGACGGCCGACCTCATGGGCACAGGGCTGACAAACGTCATTCTCCCTCAGACGAGTACGCTGAGAACAGTCAAGTTGCCTGCCGTGAGAAGCGTCACGCTGAGCGAAGTGCCAAACCTATCATCGTTCTCTATCGAGGACGTGAAGAACCTCCAGGGTATCACCATTGGCGCGAACGTTGGAAGCGGAGCGAATGTCGTATCAATCATTAAGACGTGTATTGCAGAAGGCGTGCAACTCAACAAGATTAGTGCGTCAGGCCTAAGTGTTTCGGACGCTGATGAAGATTTCATTACATACCTGCTCAATGTTACGGATTGCTCTTTGCAAGGCGTTATCCGCATGAAAGACAACGTAAACCTGTCCGCTTCGATTGTGCAAGCCCTCGCAAAGAAGTTTGGCGAGGTATGGGACGCGGAAAACTCATTATATGTTGAGTTTACGCAAACACCCATCACCTCTGCAAGCATTTTGTGCGATAGCTACCTTGGCGAGGTTGGTACATACACGCTGGAATACTCTACCAACCCTGCGAAAGGAAACAACTTGGCAAGAGTCGACTACAGTATTAGCGAGCAACAGTTTGCGCACGTTGACAACAATGGCGTCGTCACGGTTAGCAAAGTTTCGCCTACGAAGGATGGCGGCATGGCTACCGTTTCGGCCGTGTTCACCTTGATTGGCGGCAAGACCGTCACCGCATCTAAGACCGTCTATTTCTATAAGCATGAATTAGCCATTGGCGACTTCGTGTTTCATGACGGAACTTTCTCTGACATGGATGATATACGCAAGACCAAGGTCGGCGTGTGCTTCTACAAGGACGAGAATATCGGGCTCATGGTAGCAATGAGCGACGATATTCCTATGTTAAACAAACGATGGGGGTTATCTCCAGATAGCATAGCCAACATACAATTAAGCGATGGTTACGATCCATACGACACGCCAATACCCAACACGACCACGATGTTCGGAACGTCCGACAATAGGTTTACAGACAAAATGTACATAGACACTAATGGCGACTTCGTTCCGTATTCTTCGAGCGTTGGAGCTGGGCAGATAGGAGGCGTAAAGGTTACAGAGCAGATATACAGTTCTCTTCAAGCGCTCCTTGACGACATTGGCGTGAAGGTTGGCGATTACATTGGATATGGTCAATACCATACGCTTCTCGGTATCAAGCATCGCAACAAAGTGCTTAGTGACGCGAACGTCAACCTCGGAATCCCACAAGGTAGCACCGCGACTGAGGAAAAAAATAGCCTTGAAAAGTTGATGTCAGACATTGTGAGCAGCCACGATGCCAAATATGGGGGGTATTATTACCCGTGCATATCTTATGCCTATTGCTATGCTCCAACTACACAGAATCTTGTCGAAAAATACGGATTGCACCATTGGGCTCTCTCGTCAATCGGCGAATTATCGAGGATATATTTCTACTTAGAACACGCCAATACAGGCGACAAACATGATAAGCTTGGGCCTGCTATACAAAATGGCCTTACTATCAAAACAACACACAAAGATGAAAGAAGCTATCACGTAACCATTAGCGAGATAAGCAAGACTCAAATATGGAATCCGATGATGACGCTTTTGCCATTCGAGCAGGATAAGACTTATGGATTTGGTCAAATAGGCTTTTCGAACTGGAATTCGAATCTAAAATACAGATCAGTCGGAAGAATGTTATTAACCTGCACAATATAAAATTGATATGCACATCACCACCACAGACAACCTCCCCGTGAGGTTCAGCAAACGCATCGACCTCGGCCAACAGGTGGCCACGTTCGCTTACATCGAGAGTGCTGGCAGCGACAAATATCTCGTCGGCACATACACGCTGCCCAACGCGGTGTTCGATTACGACGCTATTGTCAATGCCATCGTGAGCGACGCCTATCCGACAGATAAGATGCAAGCCGTGATCAACAACTACCTGCTTGACCCTTCGGAGGAGGACACCAAGGCCGAGTTTGAGCAGATGCAAGCACTTAGGAAGAAGGCCAAGGCATACGCCAAGGACTTGCTGCAATACGTCAAGGACAACAACCTATGGCGATTTTAGTTAACACGTTTAACTTTTAACACTTCGTTTATGAAAAAACTAAATGAGTTTATTGAGAAGGTGGGCATGGATAAGGTGGCCCACTTCTTCGGGATTGCTCTCGTGACGCTCATCGTGTCACTTGTCTTTACCAAGGCCAACCCTGGTGAGCCTGCCGCCACTTATGCCGCCTGTGGCTTCATTGGCGGTGTCATCGTGGCCATCGCCAAGGAGGCTGTCGATTTCTTCTCGGGCAACCACTTCGAGAATTTTAGCCTGTCCGACATCGCAGCCGGTGCGGCAGGCGCTTTCGCGGCGTCCTTGGTAGCGTTGTTGTTATTATAAAATACGGGAGGGCATTAGGGATGGAGAACATAGTACAGATACTCACCTTGCTTGTGTCAAGTGGCATCGTTGGCCAGTTGCTTTATTACAACTCACGCAAGCGAAAGGAGGCCGCATCGGCTCAGAAAGATGAGGATGCGAACGCAATGGCCTATGCGGTGGAGTGGAAGAACCTCTATACGCACGAGCATGACGAGCACATGGCCGAGCGCACGAAGCTCAACGACAAGATCGACTCCCTGTTTGAGGAACTGAATAAGCAGCGTGCCCAGATCCGTCAACTCAAGGATGACAAGAGTACGCTTATGCTCAAAAACCACGAACTGGGATGGTACGAGTGCCGCGTGAATGGCTGCCCCAAGCGCCAGCCTCCGCGTGACTACGGCAAGGAAGAAACAGACTAACATTATTAGGTATGAAAGCAAGTGACATATTGATAGCGAAGATCAAGGAGTTTGAGGGTTACAGGCAGAAGGCGTACCGTTGTCCGGCTGGCGTGTGGACGTGCGGCTATGGCCATACGAATGGGGTGACAGCCAAGACCTCATGCACACAGGCACAGGCCGACGCATGGTTGCGACAAGACCTTGCGCCCCTCGAAAAGAAGCTGAACGGCATCAAGGAGATTGATACGCAAGGAAAGTTGGACGCTTGCCTTGACTTCTGCTTCAACCTCGGCTTTGGCAACTTCTTGCACTCGACACTCATAAAGACAATCAAGGAAGGCAAAGATGACAAGCGCATCAAGGCCGAGTTCATGCGGTGGGTCTACGCAGGAGGCAGAAAGCTCGATGGCCTTGTCAAGAGAAGAGAATGGGAGGCCGAACGGTTCTTTCAGTAACGATAAAACGACATGGTTATGAGAAGATATTGGTTGCAATGGCTCACGGTCGCTACGTTGGCCGTGACGCTCGTGGCGCTGACAGGGTGCAGGAGCGTGAAATACGTTCCGGTCACGGAGTACAGGTACGTTAGCAAGACGGACAGCTTCATCAAGACAGACAGCGTCTATCTGCACGATAGCGTCTCTGTATTTGCGAAGGGAGATACCATCTACATGACGAAGACACGCTACAAGGACAGGTTCAAAATCGTCTACAACGACAAGTCCGTGACCGTGCACGACTCTATCCCCTATCCCGTCAAGGTGGAGGTGGAGAAGAAACAGACGTTCATTGACAATGTGGTCATAGGATTTGGCGTGGTGACGGGCCTGTTGCTCATCGTGTTCTTCATACTCGTTGTGTGCAACTTCGCCCGAAAGCATTAGAAGAAAGTTCTTTTAGTTTTGATTTAGATAGGTTCAAGTTAGTTTTTAGGTAGGTAGTACTTCTTTGGAGAAAGAAGATTGGTTTTTATTCAGGTTAACGCACGCCCTGCTCTCCCGTGACGGGACGGCAGGGTTTTTATATTTTTTAATTTTTCAAGGCTGATATGTCGCATATACAAAAAATTTACTACCTTTGCAAATGTCAATCTGACCAAAGGAGGAACTTATGACAAAGGAAGAGGAAGGCGTTATCCTTTCATTCATGCAAGGAAAGGATGTGAGCGAAGTAATGGCCTTGCTGATGAAGAGTGGCAACAGGTACTCTCGGAGATTACTGAAGTGTATCAAATGGGTGACCAAGTGGGTTCCAATAGCCATTATGTTATGGCACGCATTTGCGATGTGGGATTTTGCGCACAACCCACGAGAGATGTTCATTGTTCATGCTGAGCACTGGCCGAGCTACACGTTTATCTATGTAATGTTGTACATCCTGCCCATTGTTCTAATCGTGTTCAGCAGGTTCTTCTGGCTGTGTTGGCTATACCGCATACCCTTCTTCTATTACTTCGGTGTTAACGCTGTGCATATCACCTATTGGTCATGGTACACGACCAACGAGATGGTCACGTCGTGCATGACGATCATTGTCATGACAGGAGTCTTCTACGCCTACTGGGTGATAGACTGGTTCCTGCGCAAGACCTGTTTAGGCCGGAAACTTTTCTCATAACCTCCATCTCTACGAAAATTTCACAAAAACGAGTTTGATATGAAGAAGAAAGTGTTCAACTACTACACGCTTGCCATGCTGTTCAAATCGCTCTACGAAAGCTGCATGAAGGCATGGGAGCAACAGCAGAAGGGCGAGAAGGTAACGGCCTGTGGCATGAGCGATGAGGATATTAACGAGTTATGCCAAGACATTCTCCCCAACATGCTCAACCCAATGATGAGCACAGAGGAGGTGAAGGAGAAGCTACGTGTGAGCGACGCAACGCTTAACAGGCTTGTGGCCAAGGGCGACCTACCGAATGGCGAGTGCAAGAGGCGTGGCCATACGAGGTATTGGAAGAAATGGGATATTCTTCATTTTCTACGCAATAGGAAGAAGTAGTAAAACAAGAGTCAATCAATGCCCAAACGTTAAGATTTGCAGTGCTTTGTTAATAATAGCCCAAAATCCTTGCATTTTTCATTTAACAACATTATCTTTGCAACTGCAAAATTACAATTACCATGAAATCGATAATGAGCAAAACGAAGAGAAGCGCAAGCTATACCCCTGGTTTTTGGGATGGACTCGCTTCTATTTTTGGATTCGCTATACCTATTGAAGGGGAAAAGGTAAGCGACCAAGACGCAATGCGCTCAGATTGGGAAAACGTAGGTAATGACATAAGAAATGCTATGGGCAAAATATCTCTACAATGAGAAACAAGCAACAAGGATTAAGCAAAGAGACAACTACCGTTGTTTCGATGCAGCAGCATTATAGCGGCCCTCTGCCTCCTGCGCAAGATTCAAGGCTTATGGAGAGGTATTACCAAACGCCCCAGAGCGCATTCTTGCAATGGCAGAAGGAGAGCAAAAACACCGTCATAAGAAAGAAATCCGAGCCTTAAACGCAAGAGCATTTGTTAGCATTCTTGGCATGCTCTTTGGAGTTGGAATAGTTATCATGTGTATATGGTTTGCGTATAAGCTCGGAATGAGCGGTCATGATTGGCTTGCTGGTTCTATTGTCGCAATTACAACCAGTTGTGCTATGATATTCGTTCTCAGAAGGAAACCCAACAAAGAATAATAAAATATTTCAGCCTGCCTCGCATTGAGGTAGGCTTTTTTGTTTCAGTAGTAAAGGATTACTTTACAACTGAAATGGCGAACATGTTAACGTAATAGGCTTTTCTTAACATGAGCAATACAACGTGTTAGCAAATTCCAGTTTTGTTAACATGATAGAACCGCCTATCACCTTATCTTTCTTATTATCAGCGTGTTACAAAAAGTGTGAGCGAGTTATGCACTTATCCATTATGAAGGACTAACTTTGCCTACGTAACGTTACAATAGTGTTAGTTCAAATAAGGTATAACAAGAAAGATTTTTAAGGATTATGGAAAGTAAGACTTATGTGTTTGGCAACGACAGCAACGGTCAGGGTGGCATGATGTCGCTGCTTGCTCCTTTGCTTCAACAGAGAGGGCTTGACCCCAACCTGCTTCTTGCGATGAATAAGAACGGCAACAGTTGGGGCGACGGAAGTGGTTTCATGTGGGTGATATTCCTCTTCTTCCTCATGGGTTGGGGAGGTAACGGTTGGGGTGGCTTCGGCAACAACGGCCGTGGAGGTTATGTGGCTAATGAGATTAACAACGACTATGGCCGTTCTCTTCTCATGGATGCCATTGGTGGCAACCGCAACGCTATCAGCAACCTCGCCACACAGCTCAACTGCACCGAAGGACAGATACAGGGAGCTATCAACGCCTTGTCTACTCAGATGAGCAACGTCGGCAACCAAGTGGGCATGAGCGGACAGCAGATCATCAATGCCATTCAGCAGGGCAACATGACTATCGCTCAGCAGCTTGCCGAGTGTTGCTGCCGCACCAACAACGCCATCACGGCTATGGACGGTAACATCAAGCTTGCCATGTGTCAGCAGACCGGCACGCTCAACAACGCTATCAACAACGTGCTTAACGAGCAAGAGAAGGGCTTTGCTTCATCGGCCTATGAGACGCAGCGACAGACGTGTGCGCTCCAAGAGTCTATCAAGGCTTCCACGCAACAGATTTTGGACGGCCAGCGTGCCGCTGAAATGCGAGAGCTCCAAAACAAGATTGACAACTTGCGCGAGGAGAACTCAACGTTCAAGTCTTCAGCAATGACTAATCAGATTGTTGGTCAGGCCGTTGCTCCTATCAATGCGTTCCTTGCGAACTTGCAAAAGGATGTTGATGGCATCAAGTGCAAACTCCCCGAGACGGCCACCGTAGCTTACAGTCCTTTCACGGCCGTGCCTAATTGCGTGGCTGCACAGATGGGACTTTATGGTGTCAACTTCGCCAACAACGGAGGCTTTTGGGGTTAATCAGACAGGAGGAGCGACTATGATTTGGGGTTATCCTTTTTCATGGGTCAATCGTAGAGGTTCAGCAGCGGTGGGCTCAACTGCCGTGAAGGTACAGACGAACGCTGTGGTATTCACATTCAAGAACCACGCTTTCCTCAACGCTAATTACCGAGGGACGGTGTTCGTTAACCTCATGCAAGCGATACCGACAGGCACGACACCTACGCTGCCTATCCTCTTCGAGACCAACGGAACGACACAGGCCGTCACAAAGTTTGGAGGAGCGGCCTTGACAGTCGCCGACGTAGCTGGTACTGGTGTATATCAGCTATGGTTTGAGAGAGACACCAACACTCTGCAGATAATGCCAGGGATAGTATAAACCGCTAAAGAAAGACCTATATGTTCCAAGGATTACGAGAAAACAGCATATTCTATGTGCTCGACAAGAGCAACGACTTGTCGCTAACAATAGGGCAAGTGGTGAGCGTCAGCAACCCACAACCCAAGTTTCCAAGCTATCAGCCTGGCAGTTTCAATCCTCAGCCGATGGAATCGACCGTGGATGTGAAGATCAAGACTCCAGACGGAGAAATGGAGTTCAAGCAACTGCCCGCTACTGGGCAGATAGCCAACTCAGGCAACCTCGTCGTATCTGAAAGCCGTGAGGCCATGATGTCGGAGGTGGATTCCATGCTCAGGCAATCAAAAGAGGTTCTTGCAAGCAAAGACTATCACGAAAAGGTGGTTGAGCGATGCGAGGGGATGATGGGTGTCCTTAATCCTCAGATAGCGAAAGAGAAGGCGCAAGAGAAGGAGATCGCCAGTCTAAAAGAAGAGGTTGGCGGTATCAAAGGCACATTATCGAGCATTGAGAGCATGCTGCAAAAAGCCTTGGCAAAGAAGTCTAACGGAAGCAACTAAAAGCAAGAAGCCATGTATATGACAGAAATCACAGAGAGCAAGTTTGATGAGCTTGTGGAGAATGCTGAGAAAATGCTTCGTTACGGAGGCAAGGTGATGTCTTGCCTTGACAGCATTCAGCGAGGCTCGGACAGGATGGGCGAGCGCTCACCTATGCCCGACTACCGCGACAAGTGGCGTGGCGATCGAAGCCATAGCCGTGATCGTGACCGTGATATGGACGACTACGAGCAAGAACGCTACGGAGAACGTTATGGTGGTGGCTACAACGGAGGTAGACGCTACTAAGTGATAACCGACAGGTGAGGAAATGAGTTTCCTTACCTGTCTTAAAAAGGAATAAGATTATGGGAAGATGTAGAATGCCTATGGATATTTATGACATGAAGCCCGAGGGCATGGTGGCCTATCTTCGTTATAACGGCTACCATTTCAACAAGAAGATGTGCGACTGGGCCGTAAGCCAGATGCAAAAGGTCAACAAGGCCACAGGCAAGGCTGAGCCGATTGAGCCGCTTACAAAGGATAAGGTAGACACAATGTTGCAAGAGAACGGACTGAAACTCGACAACCTCATTGGCTACGATCATGTGTATGTGGCCAACATGGCCAAAGCCGATTTCTTGGGTAGCTCCATCAGTGATGCCGCAAGTTTGGCGCAATTCGTAAAGGATATGGTCGATGATGTCGATCAGAAGGATGGCTTCATCTTCAATCGTTTCTATGCCGACTGCTGCCACAGTGGCCTGCCCATCCCTTGGGATGATGTGCTATGACGAAGTGCGATGTCTATTTAGAGAAATACAAGTGGTCTGTGACTTGCTTCATAGGCTACGAGCCTGAGGATGCCGTATTCCTGTGCCAACAACTTGCCAGCATTGGTTGCAGTAATGATGCTTTACGGGAGGCCTATGAGCATTTGATGCAAGGCGGTGACGAGCGTGGCCTTACCTATTCTAATGTCAAGGACAGAAGAAGCGTTGTCGCCATCGGCCTATCCACCACTCATGCCGATATGGTAAACACCGTAAGCCACGAGCTCTTTCATGTTGTTGCCCATATCTGTGAAAAGGACGGCATAGATATGCTAAGCGAGGAGCCTTGTTATATTATTGGGACGCTTACTGAGAGCGTATTTGAACAATATCTTAAACCAAATTTTTAGATTATGAAGATGTTAATGAGCAAATTGAACATTTGCACTAATGAGCAAGCAGTAGAACGAGCGCTTGTTGTTATTGCCGATGTTTACGACCGCTGTCTCACAGAGGAAGAAAAGAAAGATCTGAATGCTAAAATTCAAATGGTTACAATCGGAAACCATTTCGATGCAGAAACGGCACGTGAACGTATCGCTTCTATGTTCTATGTAGATAAAGACGCAAATGCGATTTTCGCGCCTTTCATATCAGAACGAGAAACTATCGAACTCTATAACGAGTTTAAGGAGCAAGTAAAAGGGTATAACTTATATGATTACATGGTTGTACTCAACGATACCATTGCTAATTTTCACAATCTGCTTTACACATGGTGGCCTAACGAGGATTGGGATGTGATGCTTCTAAGATTCAGTGAGATAGCCGTAAATTGGCTTAACGATGATGATACGCTATTTCCTGGCGAAAAGGCATGGAAAGTGTTAGGTATCAAATAATATAAAGGCCAGTAGCCGACTTTTGACTACTGGCCTTTACTTATTTCAATAATTCGATATTCAAGCCCTTTTTGGCGACTAAAACAGGCTTCCCAGTCGCTTTCATTACTTTGTCAGCAAATAATGCTCCATTCCCGTTATTCTCACTCACATGAATAAGAATAATAGCTTTGGTATGTTGCAGATTATTGCCGGACAAAAAATTCAGCCCTCTTTGCAAACTCATGTGCGTTGCTTTAACGCGCAACCCAACTTTCTTAGGGATAATCCCATTCTCTACACTCTGATCCACCAATTCATTAGTATGATTGCATTCTATCAATATATAATCAAGCGGAAAGTTGAAATTATATTTGACATGATGAGTATCAGTAAGGAAAAGTAGGTTGCCGAAATCTTCGTGGTAGATAATAAAACCACAGGGTTCATTAGTATCATGTTCGGTATCGAATGCTTTTACGATAAAGTTCCCGACTTTGAATTCGACAAACAAAGGTATTGCGCAGTAATGGAAAGTTCCTACGTTAACATGACATTCCTCCAGCGTACCCTTTGTAGCGTAAACATTAAATGATTTGGCATATTGCTTAATAAATGCCGCATGATCCCCGTGACTATGCGTTATCAAACATCCGTTAACTTTGCCAACATTGTTATGCAACGCTTCTACCGCGTGTCGGTAGTTTACTCCGCATTCGATTATTAGAGCTTCGTGCTCATTTTGCAATATGTAGCCATTGCCTGAGCTTCCGCTTCCTAAGACGGTTAATTCCATGTGTTTTTTCGTTAAAAGAAAAGGGGAGCAAGAAGATTACTTACTCCCCCATATTTAAAAACTATGACAAATTGAACATATCAGGCATCTTCTGCTTGCCAATAGGCTGTGTCTTAGAAGATGTTTCAGGAGTGGTTGGTTTGTTCTCCTCTGACTTGCTGACCGAAACTGGGGCATCCGTCGTTGCTGTGCCTGTGTTCATTCCCATTGATTGAGAATTAGCTTCTTTCTGCTCTTTCAGTTGGGCGTGGGCGAGCTTCTCTTCTGCGGAAAGCTGTTCAATGTTATCATCAGTGACCTCGGTGTAATCCATGTCTTCGAGTTCTTCTTTGACAGCGACACCGCATAGAATCTCAGGGCAGTAGGCGCTTTGAAAGCGTGTCGCTGCGCGATAACGTAGCATCTGCTCAGGCTCAGCTTTCCAGTTGCTTCCTTGTCTATTATACCAACCTTTCTGTTTGGCAATATCAATTGTTATCAAAGAGCCTTTGAGGACTTCTCCTTGCTTGTCAATTGCATAGGCACGACATCCCCAATTGTCTTTGCCTTCTTCGCCGACAAATTCGTAGCGAAGGGACGATGCGAATAATCCACTCGCATTGATACAAGCGATAAGGAATCTTGCAGAGAAACCAGGCTGTCCGTTGACAACGTAGATATTTTGCATGATCATCAATGGATTAGTGTGCATTCTTAGCGCCAAGTCAATCGCTATCATGGTGTTACCTACATTGCTTTGGAAAGCCTTAGGAACGATAGTCGATGAAGCAAGCGCCTGAGACATCTTGAAACCTGTAGAAAAACTCTCTTGGTTCGCAAACATGTTGAGAGTTGTAGTCGGGATGGTTACCGAAACTCCGTTATTTTCAGTCATATTATTGTGTAATTATAGAGTTAAACATTCTCGATTCTGAAAGGTTCACCGTACTTGCATTGTAAGTAGATGGTCTGTTGATCCGACGGCAACGCGTTTTCAACAGATTCTTTTCTGTCAACAAAGAGAGGAACATGAATATCCTTAGCCTTGGCTATGCCATTGATAATATCAATACCCATGTTAATCACAGTGCCATCATTGGTATTGTTGTAATCAACACCATTGGGATCTATGGCCGTACATATCTCCTTCTCATCATCGTTGGTGATATTCTGCTCATAGAATTTCCAGCGAATGAGTGAAAAATAAGCATTAACCTTGCTCTCAACGATAGAGATTTTCGCTTTCTTGTATGCCTTGATCTGGCGTATGACTTCATTGCAATCAGCGATAACCTGAGCAAGTTCGCGTGATCGAGCGTCAAGCTTCTTTTTCTCTTTCTCAATGCGCTCGTTCGTGTCTTGGGCTGACAAACGCTTGATAAGCTCATCATGTTTCGCTGAAAGTTGAGTCTTCTTCTGCTTATTCTCTTCCAAGGTTGAGTCTATCTTAACAACAGGTTGGGTAGCCTCGATTGCTTGTAAATCTTTGTCCGCGTCAACCTTTGCTGAACTTTGCTCCCATGTTTCCTGTTGAGCATCCATACGCTTCTTAACAAGCGTGTTGTAGGCCTGCTGCTTCTCCTTAAGGTCATTCTCGTCACCCAAAGAAGTCACTTGCTTATAGGTGTTGATTCGGCCTTTGAGAACGATTATCTGAATACGCTTCTCGGAGGCTGCGTTCTGTATCTCTGCCAATTGCTTAGCTTTGCAAGTATTAAACTCGCTTACAGCGTTCTCATACTCTTTCTCTTTCATCGCGTCCGTATAAGGACGACCACAAACGGGACAAACATCTGTTTGGGTAAAGTTAAATTCCTTCTCGTTAACATCTTTCCATTGTTTAGTCAGGTTCTTGAACTCTTCAGTCAAAGTTGCAAGTTTTACCCCATCTTGCACATTGAGGTCTTTGTGTTCTTTGACCTTAGCTTGTGACTTACGCAACTCCTCAGATGCGGCACTTACTTCTTTGAAGAGGGTATCTACTTTTTTGTAATGGTTATCTTGCCAAGTCGTGCGAGCTTTGTTATAAGCATCTTTTGCAATAGCGAGTTTTGCGGCATATTCTTTCTGCTCGCTCGTATTTGTTACAACGCCTTGAAGCATTGTATCGATGTCGGCAATCTGCTTATTTATATCGCTTGCTTCTTTTGCGATCGTAGCGAAATCATCATCTACACGCAATGCGTCTTGTGCATGAACCTTCGCAGGTATCATCAGCAACTCATCATTGGCCTTTTTGCGTGTAGTTTTTTGCTGGATAAGCATATCGGCAATATCCTTATGCTCATCAACGACACCATGATGGACTGCTGGATAATCTTGCATAAGCGCTTTTTCATCAATCTCTCCAGCGAGTGACATTAGGATGCGGCGGCGGATGTCGATTTTGTAGCTCCAAAACAAATTGATGTTTGAAAGCATGAACCAGTCGCCATAGTCGCAAAGACTACTTAGCTTCTCCTTAAAAGCAGTGACAGAGTAGGGTACTTCATCAATGATGCGAGTTTGTGTTGTGCCAAGAAACTTCTCTTCGACAGTATCTTTAGCTTTCCAACGCTCTGATAAGCGACGTTCAATCTTTATATCTCGCTCATCGTTGAAGTTAATGACAATAGTTACCGAAGTTTCGAGCTTATGGATAATTTCATTGTTGCCATCCAAAGTCTGAACCGTTGTGTCAGGACGACTCGTTACTCCGAACAAACACCATAAGTAGGCATCATAGACAGTTGATTTTCCTGTCTCGTTTCCTCCGCTGATTAATGTGTTGTGGAAGAACTCTAATTCTTCGCTCCGAACTTTTTTAAAGTTCCGCAACACCATAGATTTCAATTCGATTTTCATACTTGCAATTTATCTTTAGATATTGTTTTCTTTATGCGCTCACAGATCTCATTCACAAAAGAAATGTCTGCGACTTTTGAGCTATCAATCTCTTGTTTTTCGATCACAGCTCTTTCGGTAAGTTGATTTGCTCTCTCCGTATCGAAGTTGCGTAGTGCGATCATGATATTTTGAGGGTTAATTGTTCGCCCGACATATAATGTACCATAACCACCAGCTACAAAACTTTCAAAGAAATATGTGAGTTCGCTTGCTGAAAGGTAGAAATACGTGTATCGTATTCTCCTTGCTATCATGATAATCTGTATGCTGGCGACTTGCTCTATCGCTCCACATATGCGAAACACATCAAGCAGTTGCCCTTTTATCCAATCAAGAGAAACGCCTTGACCTAACTCTTTGTCTATTGATATAAGTGAATTTTCATCATTCATAGCTTCGTTCAAAGATATGATAGGCAATAGTCGTTGACTAATCATTGGAAACCGCTTAACAAGCAAAGAAGCCTTATTAGTCGGAGCTAAAGACTTCGGCTGCTTTTCGGGCAAACAAGATGCTTGATTTTTGTTGTTGATCTGATTCATCATACACTGAATAGATTTCATCCTCCCAACATCTGCCATTCAGATATGTAAGAGGGTCTTTCTGATACACTTTATTTGTAACGGATGCTACATATTTAGGAGTAGCAGTAATACAAGCCTGTCTATCCTTTTTGCTCATGTGTAGCCACTTCTTTAAGCACTTAGGTTTGCCTCTTTTCTTATTATAGAGGTTCCACCATTGCTCAAACTCGTCGTTGACAACAGCAATTGATTGTGGAGGTATGACCTCATAGCCATTAGCTTCAAGCAAAGCAATCGCACCTTTCAATTCGTCTTGATTCATTGGTTCACCTTATTAAATATATTCTCCTGCCCAAAATCGGGTTATCTCAGATCCTGTGACAACAGTTTGGCCGTTTGGTCGAATGATATTCTTCATGATGCCAGACTTGATGTAGCGATACAGTGTAGTCGGGCTTACGCCAAGTATTCGAGCAGCCTCGCTAATCGAATACCGCCATTTAGGCTTTACGTTAGGTTGTTCATTTACCATCTTCTTTCATGTTATTCCGCCGCAAAATACCATAGATAGCAGCTTCTGTGGCGTAGTTAAAGTCACTCATTGTGCGACGCACAGCCTCCGACTTTAAGAGGCCGTGCTTAATGTACTTTTCTACGGATTCGCACACTTTCCGTTCTTTCTCTTTCTGCGAAATGTGTTTAATTGTCATTTTTTAACTATCAAATAATATATAAATTAATATATTCTTTCTACTTTTGCATAAGCGAAATAGATTTATGTCTTAACGACACCGCAAAATTAATAAATTCTATTCATACACGCAACAATATTATTAATAAACTATTAGTTTTTATATTATTTTATATATTACAATGGAGACTTTCAAAGATAGAGCGAAAAAAATATGCGAATACGAAAGAATGTCAATGGCTAAGTTCCAAGAAAGCTTAGGATTGAGCATTGGGCATTTTTATAACACGAAGCATCTAACACGTAAAGTCGCGAAATTGATCGAAGAGATTTATCCTGAGATCAATGTTGATTGGTTGGCGACAGGAAATGGGCAGATGGTTAAGAACGGTGCACTACCAAAGTATGCTACCGAAGGAAACAACAATTGCATCCCATTGCTTCCTCTCGTATCACAGGGAGCGATACCAAATGCTATTGAAACAATCTTGGCAGAAAATGACTGCGAGAAGATAATCACCCCGATACAAGGAGTCGATTTAGCTGTTTCTGTATACGGTGATAGCATGTCGCCTGAATTGCCAAATGGAAGCAAGGTGCTCGTCCAGAAGATCAATGATGCCGCATTCGTAGAATGGGGTTGCACATATTTGCTTGATACTGTTAACGGCATAGTGCTTAAAAACGTTTTCCAAGGCAAAGATAACGCAGATGAAATCATTTGTCGCTCTGTTAATTCTAATTTTGCCGACTTCACTGTGTCCATTAGTGATATAAGGGCATGGTTTAGGGTTCGCTGTTGCATTATCATAAAGTGATAATTGCTTCTCAAAACCATGCAAATAACGTGCAATCGAAGAATACATAAGTGTTACAAATTGCTGTAACAGAGTGTGTTGCACGTCTTTGTACAAATACCTGGGGCATATTTGCCCCAGCCTCTCGTCACCCAGCCATCACCACCGCATGCCCCAGCCTCTCGCCACCCAGCCG